ATTGTAATGCACATCATCCTCAGCAACACAAAGTGATACATTTGGTTTTGGGTAGTCCGTGGCAACGTATGCTGTATAATCAGCATGTGTTGCAAATTCTTTAACGTACTTCATAATTTTTAAATAAAAGTTTTTTTTTAATTAAGTTATTATTTCTTTATATAAATATTGAAAAATTTTTAAAAATCTTTATTTTTTAAATGCAAAATTCCATAAATACTGTAATGCGAAACAAAGGTGTACGTTTAAATGAAGAAGAAGCCTTAAGAAACATTAAAGACAAATGTAATGAGAGGGGTGTTGAGTTCATTGGTTTTGACAATGAAACAAATTCCTATATAAATAATAAGACATATTTGATTTTAAGATGTAATAAATGTAATAAGATTTGGAAAACAACGACATATGATAAATTTGTAAGGTATAATAGGTCTTGTCCTAATTGTTCTAGAACAAAAAAAGTGACACTTGATGAATTAATTTCAAACACACTTGAATTATGTGAAGAAAAAGAATTTACATTCTTGGGTATAAGTGGTCCCTTTAAAGGCGTGAGAACTAAATTGAAATTAAAATGCAATAGATGTGGTTATGAATGGCATACGACAACATACGTAAATCTAATAAAAAAGGACAGAAAAAGTCATTCGTGCAATAAAAGAAACCCATTGTATTCAACTGTAGGATTAAGAAGTGATAAAGCAACCAAAAGAGTTTTGGACTCATTAAAAGAAACTTCCCTTGAATTTGTATCCTTTAAAGATGGTGAATATATTGGATTCAATAAAACTAAAGTAATTCTAAAATGTAAAAAATGTAATAAGTTGAATGAATATTCTTTTTCTTATATCTGTAGTCATAATATTTCTTGTAAATATTGCGAATATAATGGGAAGATTTCAAATGAGGCCGCAATTAAGATAATTGAAGACAAGTGCAAGGATTTAAATTATACTTTTTTAGGGTTTAAGACAATTGACGGAAGATATGATGGAAAGGATACTTATTTAATTTTAAAATGTAATAAATGTGGTAGAATTACTGATAGTACGAAGTTTTATGTATTTGTCAATAGGGGGATAAAGTGCTTAAACTGTTCTAGGACTTGGAAAATGGAAGATGAAATTAAAACATTCCTTGATAAGGAAAAAATTGATTATATTTATGACTGTAGGTCTAGGGTACTTCCTTGGCTTAAAAATAGAATATCATTGTCATTGGATTTTTATCTCCCAAAATATAATACTGCCATAGAATGTCAAGGCATTCAGCACTTCGAACCTAGTTCTTTTTATGGTGGTGAAAAGGAATTTGTCAAAACTTGTGATAGGGACAAGAGAAAACTCCTCCTATGCAAGGAAAACAATGTAACATTGCTCTATTACGACAGTGAGACACAACATCAATCCTTCTTGGGGGAAGTGGTTTTCAAGGATGTAAATAATTTATTTAAAGAAATATTAAAAAATGGATAAAAAAATTAAAATGTTGGTAATACCATCAGATAATAGCGGGGTTGGGTATTATCGTTCAATTTGGCCTCATGAATATATTCAGAAACATTATGGGGATATGTTTGATATAGATATTGTCAAGAGCATGCCAAGTGGTGACTTGGAGGCTTTCTTAAAGCAATATGACTTGGTTCACTTCCACAAGCAGTTGGACAAGGACGGAAGGATTATCGACATGCTAAAGTTCTTGGGTATTCCGGTCATAATCGACATTGATGACCACTTCAAGTTGGGAGAAGACCATCCGATGTCCATTACGGCAAAAAAGGAAAAGTGGCACGAACCTATTATCATGCACTTGCGAAAGGCTGACTATGTCACGACAACAACACCTATTTTCGCAAACGAACTCAAGAAGTACAACAAGAACGTGAAGGTATTCCCGAACGCAATCAACGATGAGGATAAGCAGTATGAGCCGATTAAGAATCCCGGGACAAACAGACTTAGGGTTGGAATCATCTGCGGCTCGTCACACTTGAAGGACTTGGAACTCTTGGGCAATGTTGCCAATCAGATTGACAAAGACAAGGTACAGTTCGTTCTCTGCGGATTTGACACTAGGGGAACTAGGACGGTATATAAGCCAAACGGAGAGATAGAGACTAGACCCATTCTCCCGGAAGAGAGTGTTTGGTGTGACTATGAGAGGATTTTCTCCAATAACTATAGAAATATCTCTGACGCACATAAGGATTTCCTTATGAAATATACACCGTATGTGGATGACCCATTCTTGGACGAGCCATACAGAAGAATGTGGACGAGGGATATTTCAAACTATGCCACGCACTATCAGAACGTTGACGTTCTCATTGCGCCGCTTAAGGAAAACGAGTTCAACAAGATGAAGTCTGAGTTGAAGGAAATTGAGTGCGGATTCACGAATACAGCCTTCATAGGTCAGAACTTCGGTGCCTACACCATCAACTTGGTTCCGATGATTGAGAAGGGAGGAAAGATTAACGAGGACGGAACGGCATTGTTGGTTGACACCTCGAAGAACCATAAGCAGTGGGCAAAGTACATTAACAAGTTGGCTGAAGACCGCGACATGCTCAAGAGGCTGCAAGACAATCTCAGAAAGTTCGTATTGGAAAACTACTCAATGGCCCATGTTTGTGAACAGAGGGTTGAATTCTATAAAAGTTTGGTTAATAAGGATTAAAAAGAAATGGAGGTAGAAAAAAGTTCTATCTCCATTTTGATTTAATTATTTCATGGGTAATTTTAAAGTTGTTCTTTCCTTTCGTTTATGTTACCTACCTTCTTCATCGTACACTCGTAGATGTTACCCTTTTGGTCAAGGAACTTGAATGATTTTCCGATAATCATGGTGTTTAGCGTGTTCTGAGACTCTTTACCCTCAGATATGATTTTCTTGTTCAATGAAGACGCATATTTTCTCACAATATCCTCAACTATTGTCCTTATCATCGGGTAGTCAACTTGTGAGCCGCTTGTTTGTACGGCATTGTTTGATACTTGCTCCATTATAGGTTCAGAACTCTTCATACTCTGTTTCTTACCACCCAAGTTGTTTGTCAAGAACGACAAGTCACCACCGCTGCCTAGAGTTGAGGCATAGAGCGAAGACTCGTCTATCTTATTCTTTGAAAACGACTCCAATATCGCAGAGGGGACCCTTGAGGCATTGTCTCCGAACTGAGTTGTGTTAAATCCGGCCGGATTACCGTTATTAGCCGGTTTAGCAATGTCTGTTATATTAACGCTTGCATTATCCATCAGTGACTCGTTTATAGTGTCTCTTTTTCCCGCCGCAATCTTATCTATCGCGCCGCTAGATTCAAGTTGTATTAGTTTCTTTGCCCTAGACATAACGTTTTGAAGTTTCTTTTGTCTATCTTCTGTTACATTTGCCATTTTACCTTACATTTTTATTCCTTATGAAATTATTTTCGTCGAAGTCGACATCATTTATGTCGAAATCATTATCCTCGTAACCATTGTCAGTAACTTGCCTCTCATCATTGTTTAATTGGTCCAAAGCCTTTTCATACTCATCCCAATAGTTATCCTCTTTTTCGGAATCCTTTTCAAGGTTCCTTGCAAACTCCTTGTATTTCTTACTATTAGGTTGAGAAGTGAACACGTTCTTCTTCCATTGTTGGTCCGCCCTAACCGGAACCGGCCCGTGAACGTTCTTTGTTGACATTTTAGGTGCCGGACCACCGACGTTCCTTACCCTTTCAAGCGGTGTTTCAAAGTCATCGAACTTGACGTTGTCGTAGAAATCTAGCATGGTCTTGTCACCGGTTCTGTTATATTCACCATAGGAAGACGGCGGAGTAGTATTGAACTTTTTATTCTTCATCGGTCTCCAAGACTTCACTCTGTCAAGGCGGAAGAATTTCCAGTTGGGAGCACCCCTCCTAGAGTTTCCGTTAAGTTGGAATGCTCTGAGAACCGGGTTGCCCTTCTTGGTCGTACCGACGGCAAAGGGCTGAATTATTCTGTTTCCCTTTGAATTTCCGCCGTTGTCTTCCTTACCGTCATCGTATTTTATATTGACGTGGTACTTGTCATGGATACCGTCTAATACACTGTCCAAGTCAACCGCTTCGGTCAGAAGTCCGTTTATTATGTTATTAAGCGTTAGGCTAATCATTTTTCAACAATGTAATGAATTAAGTTTAGTTCGTTCTTGAAGGTTACTCCCTCCTCGTTTATTTCCTTGTAGTCCGTGAAATATATTAATCGGACATTGTTTTCAGCACACAATCTTGCTTTTCTCTCGTCCCTTTCTTTCTGTCTCTCAAAGTTTTCATTGAGCACTTCCTCTCTGTTGTCACCGTTGAAACTGCAAGGTTCATAGTGTTGTTCGCCTTGGCACTCAATTGCAACGTTATATTCCGGAAGATAGAAATCCAAGTGTTGGAGTCCGAGCCAAGGTGCTCTGAATGACTGTTTGAATTCAATCTCGTTTTTGTTGAGCAAGTTTGCAATTTGTTCCTCAAGGTGGCTTTGGTTACATTTTGGACATCCGTGACCATTTAAATGGTCATTTGGTCTTATCTTAAAAATGCCATGCTTCATACACATAACATCCACTTTAGTTTTGGAATTAATATATTTTACATTATCGTATGAGTATTTGTCTTTGTGTATAGCAGAGGCTTTTTTAATAAATTTTTCAACATTATCCCATCTATCATTTTTGGAACACTCTAAACAACCGTACCCTTTTAGATGACTATTTGGTGTTTGTTCAAATTCACCATGTATCGGACAAGTAATTTTTATTTTTGTTTTACTATCTATATAATCAACATTGGAGTAGTCGTATTTGTCACCGTGGATTTCAACCGCCTTTTTAATAAAAGACTCTGTTGTTAAGTGTTCCCTTTTACCGCATTTAGGACACCCACAGCCACTCAAATGCGATGTTGGTGTTTGTTCAAATTCACCATGTATCGGGCAAATTATTTTACATAGAGTTCTGCTATTGATATAATTTGTATAAGTATATTTATCATTATGTATAATTGAGGCTTTGTTAACAAATTCGCCAAAATTACTCCTTAATTTTTCATATGAACATTCTTTACAACCAATACCATTTAATAAATGTTTTGGTGTTTGAAAAAAGTCACCATGTTTTTTACAGTGTACTTTAACTTTAGTCGTTTTATTTATATACTCTATATCAGAGAAATCAAATTCCCCATTATATATAGTATCTAACTCTTTAATAACTTCCTCTTTTGATAAATGTTTACCCATCTTTTTTCGTTTCTTTTGCTTCGTTTCTTATTTGCTTTGCGGAATTTGTGCGGAAGACCGAAACGATAAAGTCTTGTCGATGGGTAGCAACTTCCATCTATCCGCAGTTATCCGCACCAATTTTATTCTTATCCACAGTTTGCAACCGGACTGCCAATCTGCTGGCCGACGAAGTATTGTCCGTCATTGATGTTTGCGGTGGTGTCAACCAAGGTTGGACCATAAGGATTCTCCTTGTTATACATTGAGGTAGCCAAAGCCCTTTCTCTGCCGCTGATACCGTTTCGGCCCTTTATATCATAGCAACCGCCACCATTTTCTGTATCGAAGTTGCTGTAGTTAATTAAGCCGGTTGGCTTTGTACAGTCCGGAAGATAGTGTGAGTGTCCTCCGTGGTTTGTGCCCTTTCCCTTTGAGTCGCCATCGCTTATAGCGTTCTTATGGGTTGCACCATATTGGTTTTCAATGTTATAGTCACTGCGAGTTATCTCTTCATGCCTCTCATCCATTCCTCTTTTTTCAAGACATGTCTGACCATTTGTAATTGTATTTGCCATACTCTCTATAAATTTTAAACATTTTATTTTAATAATAAATAGTTATTGGACTATTTTTTCAATCTTTCTTTTGGTTTGCGTGTGGACGTTACCTTTTCAACCTTTTTTAGTGGCTTGTCATCCACGTTTGTGTTGATGGTCACATCAAATCTGACCGGACTTGCATCCTTGTATGAAGCAATCGGAAATTCACTTTGAATGAGGTATTCTGAGTCAACCAACACCTTCGTGTACTGTCCGCACTTGTCCCATCTGTTGTTTAGGAGTTGCATGTCCCGTATCTGTTTACCGAATCGCTCCAAGGGGGTCTGAAGTCCCTCTATCTGCCTCATACCTTGCCTTGTGTCGTTCTTAAGGCCGTCAATGACGGCACTTGCAGCATCCTTTGCTTTTAGGACGGTATTATTTAATGTGTTTGCCATTTCTAATCAACTGTCTTTCATTAATGTAAATTTTTCTCTTCTTCTTGTTTTTGTCTTCCGAAATTCTTGTAAGTGAGGTTGAACCTCCTTGTATGAATATTGATGAAAGGTTACCCCTTTGGTGTGTGACATCCAACGCTTTATTGACAATAACCAACACCTTTTCAGCGGGCAAGTCTTCCTTATATTCTGAAATTATTTTCTCCAAAGGTTTTAGGCCATAGTCTGAAAGGGCATCACTTCCGTCCGGCATTATTGTCCAATTATAAAATCCTATTAAATTTAGGAAAAACCATTGAGTGGTCAACCAAAATATCTTTTTCGAATCTTCGTCAAATTCTATCTTGCTGTACCTTGATTTTTGATTGAATTGTGCTATGTGCTTCCTAATATCACCATAGTTTTTGCTAAAGTTGGTGAACTCTTTCCTTTTTTGGTCATTGTTCCAAATATCATCCGCCTCTTCTTGGCTTACCCAAGGGAAATATTCTTGTCCGCTATTGTCAACCGATTCGTTTAACGACCCAAAGTCATTGTTGCAGAGTTTTATTACATCTTCTAAGAATATCTCTATGGTGACTTCATCGTTTTCGGGGTCAAAGGCAGTGTATCTTTTGCCCTTGTAATAGTTGGCTAGAAAATGCTCAAACTCTTTTGACGGAAAAAGGTCAGTATGGCCGTAGATTTCAGTGTTTGCTTTTAGAATGGCCGTGTTCTTCATTATAATTCCCATCCATTGATATACATACTTTTTAGGAAAATTGGTAAGTTTTCCGAATCTAGTGAACTCAGAGAGGGCCTTCTTGTACATGTCCGGGTTTATCAACACTCCCCAAGATTGTTTTCCGTTCTTATTTGATAAGAATGAATTGAACACGTAGTTTACATCATAGTCTTCCAAATAGTCGAAGTAAGGGTGTTCGTCACTAAACGCCTCATTGATTATCCTGCCTTCAGATGTCATGTTAAACGTTATTTTCCCGTTTGGCACGCTGATTTCCTTAGCATTTATTTCAACGTCCGGAGAAATATTTGCAGTCGGCTTAGGAGGCTGTACGGCATCCACCTTTTTAACTCCCCTTGCTTGTTGAATACCTTTTCTATACAAGTTTGCTGCAAGTTCTCCGCCGTTTAACTCATATTCTATACTGTTTTTGGGCAGTTTATTCATTCTGTGAAGCCTAACCTTGGCATCCTCTACGCTCACGTAGTCTTGCCTTGTCCCGTTACCGTTTAGGTGTGAGTTCTTGCCCTTTTTGTTATATTCTCTGTCACTCCCTAGAGACTTGAGTATTTTTGAACCCGGGTAGTTCTTGTCCAAGTACGATTTGTACACGGACTTCATTGCCTTGAATATCTTCTTGGTATTCTTCGGTATCGGGATTTTCTTTTTGGTTACCTTCTTTGAGTCTTCGCTTAGGAATAATGCCATAACTTGTCTGTTTCTTAATTTTTTTTAATTAGTACCTGCCATAGCCAAACGGCAACTGTTCACCCATTGGGCCTTGTAAATCCCTAGTAGTTGTGGGATTTGATGGTTCTATATCACCATTTTTACCATCTGTTGTCGGTTGGGTTGTGACTTCACTTCCTTTCAATTCCGGATAGTTGTTTTCACCATAAGTACCGCTTTCAATACTACTTTTAACACTACCTTCAAAAATCCTTCCGAATTGGGATTCATTCAATTTAATTATTTTCATACTTATTTGTATTTTTTATAATAAATATCACGGTTGCTTGATATTTATAAGGAAAAAGTTAGGTAATTTATAATGGCTAATCTGAAAGTAAATAACCATCATATATTTAGGTTGAGGATTAATGAGGATGAATATTGGGATTTCTTCATTAACCGTGATTTGTATTCCAATAACATTATATGGAACGGTGACAAAATGTATGATGAATGTCTCATATCTAGAGTTAACCTAGGCGAATGCCCCGGAGAGGATATACTGTATAGTGATGCCAAGTATTCTTGGGAGAATGCCTTGTCAATAGGCTATACACTGTATAATATCACATATCTTGGTGTCGACAACGGGTTGTTTACCTTCAGAAAGGACAGAATCACAAACGGTGACTTCGTAAGAATATTCCAAGAGAACAAACTTAGGTTGGATGGAGGCGATAATAGGCTTATACTCCACAGAGTGAGCGGAAATACGCTGCAATATGACTACCCGCTGCATTGTTTGGGTGACAAGGTTGCATTTAACGGAGGATTCTATCAAGGATTCTTCAAGACTGAGTGTGACAAATACCAAGTATTGCCGTCAAAGTTTAACGACGGAGAAACTTATAACCTTGAATTCCTCATCAACAAGTGTGAATTGGAAAAGGAGTCTGATAGGACTCTTAACGACAAGTATCCGGAAAACAAGGGTATATTCTTCTATATAGGCACTAGGGCTGAGAACAAATGGATATATCAGTATGACAAGGATGATATTGATGGTTTGGAGGAATGCTATGAATTGGGCGTGGATGATTTCGTCGAAAACGGTGAAATTGACAAGAAGGACTACATCATAGGCAATTTCTATGACGTTGACATTGATTTCGAGGAAGACCCTCCATTGGATATAGATAATTATACCAACTTTAACTATTACAGTGACGAATTGTATGAAATAGACAAGTGTGATTGGCTAGACATGTCAGATTACCTTGAGATAAGCCCGACCATCATCCCAAAGACAATAGATGAGAATGAAAGCCATATAACACTGACTTGGTGCTGTAATCAAACCGATGACAAGGACTATATATTGACACCGTATTTCGTAGGGTGTTCTTGTCCAATCAGATATAAGAGAAAATATGTACCAAAGGAAGGATACGATGATGATTTTCTAAGTTGTTTGACAGTGTTCGGAGAAGATGACTACATAGGTGACTTCGGAGGATTGGGTGACTTGGAGGAATGTCTTTCATATGTTGAAAGGGAATTGGACATCACCGACTTCGAATATTATACGGACAACGGATTTAACTTGTCAGAGGCAAATTGGTACTATTTCTATACGGACAACAAGTTTCTTATGTTCGATAGGACAAAAGACGGAAAAACCGTACAGAATTGGGAGGAAGGCACAACGTTCATGTATTGTGGAAGGAGAAAGCACTTCAACGGAAACTTGTTTATCTTGATGAACCGCACAAAGACCGGCTATACCGTTTCAAACATCGATTCCGTAATCAACGAGAACGCAAACTACTACAACCCGTACAATGACTTATATAATAATGCATTTGCATTAAGAATCACCGATGACGGGGAAATAGGCTACAGACTCCTTACGGTTGACTGTAGTATCAGCGGAAGAGACAAGACCGCACTCATAGAGGGATATTCGTCAAAGGGTATCATAAAGGAGTGTGAATGGTCAACCGTAAATGTTAGGATGGATTTCTTCGGCGGAAATAAGATGAGGCTTATGTTCTACGTAAACGGAAAATTGGTATATATATCTAGGGAACTCCCTAGATTGGAACTTAAAGCCCTAGATGACTTGTATGAGAAACAAGAGGGTGTACCATATAATATATCGATAGGTGGAGGAACACAAGGATTGGCGGAGACAATACAGTATAACTACATGTTAAACCCCACAAGGGTCTATCCGTTGGAAAAGCACTTTGCTGGTTCGTTCATAGGATATATGAAGGATTTCAAGATTTATAACTGTTCAATGGAGAAGATGATAATTGAAAACAATTATAAGTGGAATCAGAAAATAATTGCTTAAAACGAGAAGAAACAAGATGCCAAGCAAAAGTAAAGCACAACGGAGATTCTTCGGTATGGTTGCTGCCTATAAGAAGGGCAAGATGAAGAATGCAAGCAAGAAGATTAAAAAAGCGGCAGAAAGTATGTCAATGTCCGCTGTAAAGCATTTTGCAAAAACAAAGCATAAGGGACTTCCGGAGAAAGTGGAAGAACAAGCCGTTGTCAGATTAACAGAGTCAGACTTACATAGGATAGTAAGGGAAGCCGTTGAACAAGTACTTAAAGTAAAATAAAAATCATATTGGACCGTGCGAGATAGTTATGAGTAAAAATTTAGATAAACTTCAGCATAAGAGAAGCAATGTTGTTGAGAGCGGGGCACCGAAGAAACCGACACCCGCACAATTGGAAGTTGGCGAAATTGCAATGAACTATGCCAAGGATGAGGAGACAATGTTCATTAAGAACGACAATAATGAAATTGTATCATTTTCTTGCGACAAGTTAATTAACTCAGAATTGGGTGACATAGAAAGATATTGGAAAAACGTTGAGGACAGTGCGATTACCTATAATAATGTAATCGACATGCTTAACTATAACATACAATATGTTAAGGAAAACTTTCAAAGGAAACCAGTGGTACTGTATCAAACAGACGGCACTAGTGGACTTCTCGGTGTCAATGACTCTACATTAAACCTAAACACTTGGCAGTTGGAGAATTTTGATTTTTCACCATACAAGTATGCCATAGCATATTTCAAGCAAGCGGACCGGGACTTCTCCACCACTCAAGCCAACTATGTTACACCAGCCTTGATGGTATTCATACCGCTTGATGCCGCATCGAAGTCCAGATATTATGATGCCTACATAGGTGGTACAAACACGACCAACCCCAATGACAGAAACGTGCATTTCTGCGTACTTGCGGCAATTGACGGAACCAAGACAAAGTTCAAGGTGGTATCAGAACACTCAATATACGGAACCGCCTTGGGAGGAAGAAATGACAATGGTAGGTATTGTTATAAGATTGAAGGTCATTTTGACTAAAAAACGATATTTTTCATGATAACTTTCTATAAAATGCAGTCAGAAATGGCTGCATTTTTTGTTTTTTTAATATTGAATATAGTTATTGATGAAGAAATCATCTATAACACCCAACTTAAGCGCAGCCTTATATGCCGTTTGGTTTTTCTTTGAAAACTCTGTTTTTGTATTATATTTCAATGCCTCCTTCTCGATTCTCTTATACGTCCACCAACCGTTCTTGTGTCTTTTCTTTTTCTTTTCAATCCAATCCATTTCATCCATATAGCCGTATTTATATGCGGATAGGAAAGCCGTTAGATTCTTTTCCTTGAATTCTTCATTGGATGAATATTTTCTTGCCTCATTCATTATGTTCTCCTTTATCTTCCAATACCCCTTTGGGTGTTTTCCGTTGTTGTTGGACAGCCATTCCATTTCATCCAACCATTTGTGTTTTCTTGCGGAATCATATGCGTTTCCACTTTTCTTCTTGAACTCAGTCTTTGTTGCATATTTTTTAGATTCCTCAAACACATTTTCCTTATTCTTCCAATAATTTCTAGGTTTCATCAACAATTTTGTTTTTATTTAGCCAAGTCATTTCATCAATCCATTTGTGTTTGTGCGCGGCATAATACGCACCCTTGCCTTTAATTTTAAATTCACTTCTTGAAGAATACTTCTTGGATTCGTTTATTACATTTTCTTTCACATCCCAATATCGTTTTGGCTTTTGGGTGTCAAACCAATCCATTTCATTTATGAAATTATATCTTAGTGCGGCTTCATAAACACTTTTGTTATCTCTCATCAATTCTGCTTTTGATGCATATTTTCTAGCCTCACTCATTATATATTCTTTATTTTTTAACGAACCCCTAGTAGTAACTTTGTTTTTATTTAGCCAAGTCATTTCATCCAGCCAACCATATTTAATGGCTGCGCCATACGCACTTTGGTTTCCTTTTTGAAATTCAATCTTAGATTTGTATTTCTTTGCCTCTTCAATTACATTGTCCTTGTTTTTCCAATACCCATATGGTAATTTTGGTTTATTATCGAACCAAGTACAATCTTCAAAATATCCATACCTATAACCGGCCATATAAGCCGATAGGTTGTTCCTCTCAAGTTCTTTTTTTGATTTATACTTTTTTGCCTCTTCCATAAAGTTTTCCTTATTTCTCCAATAACCGTTTGGATGGGTTCTGTTCGTTGGGAACCAAGTCATTTCATCCAACCACCCTTTTTCCTTTGATTTATGGAATGCATGACTTGCATTTTTCTGAAACTCACTTCTTGTCTTATATTTCTTACCCTCTTCAAAGCATTTTTTCTTACTCCATTTTCCTTTACACATTAATCCAAGACTACCACACGGTTGTTTATTAATCATGTTAAATCCTAGTTCTCTGTAGTGTTTTTCCCAATATTTTTCCTTATTTACCCCCTCTAATATTGTTAGTCCATTTTCAACTATCTCCATTGGTGGTATTTCTACACTATTTTCTTTTGCAAATTTGAATACAGAATCACATTCTCTTGTCCGGTGCTGTCTGTCCCTAGTTTCCGGATAAATTGTCCTACCCACATAAACGGCATTTAAATCCTTGAAATTATAGAGATACACGGTATCTATTTTATCTTTATAAACATTTCTTTTGTTTAGCCAAGTCATTTCATCCAACCAACCATTATTCTTGGCAACCGCGTATGCCCCATGCGACTTTTTGTAGAATTCAGTCCTTGAAGAATATTTCTTAGATTCTTCTATTGTATTCTCCTTTTCTTCCCAAAATAAGGTTTTTTTATATTTCATCAACAATTTTATATTATTTATAATTATTTCTATACTTAAATATAAGTATAATTGAATAAAATTCAATATTTATTATTAAAATAATAAATAAAATATTTGAATCAAATTATGTCTAAAGGTTTATATTACTACAAACTTGTGAGTGAATATCCTGATGATATCACCAAGAACTGTAAGTTAACTATTAATGAGATTGATTCTAACTTCAAATCTCTTAAAGATGAAGATATTAAGAGTGCGGAGTTTGATAGGGACACTAAGTCGTTGATTCTTACCAAGAATGACGGTGAGAGACTTATTGTTGTCTTAAATGACATTGCCTATAATCTTAATGTTGACACAGAGTGCGGTGAAAGCGGAATCACTCTTAGCATAGCCTACGATGGTGAGTACGGCGAAAAGGAATTTAAGATTACCAATATTGTTACGGCTGACAAACTTATGGACCTCATCGGTGAAAACATCATGACAAGGGTTATCACCGACGGAACTTTAAAGGGTGACGGTACAATGGCGCATCCTCTTGGTATCAACGGTACCGAGAAGACCGGCATGTATGCTCCGGTCAAGGCAAAGATTGACTTGACTAGCGGCGGCAAGTTACCTTCTGTTGCAAAGTTGGGTACTAGGTATGTAACCGTGGAATATGTTAATGACTACGGTTATCTGTATAACGGTAACGGCTTAAGGAAAATCCAACACAATCTCGCAGAGGAAGGAAAGGGTTGGCGTGTTCCTAGCAAGGCAGATTGGGACGCTTTATTGGATTCAATCGAACCTTGCAGAGAATTTAGGAACCACACTAGCGCAAAGTGTCACGTTGAGTTGGGTAAGTTGGCCGGAAAGTATCTCAAGTCTGAGTGCGGATGGTTAGGTCAAGAAGAGTGCACTTGTGCACCGACGGCACCTACGACGGGTTGCTCGTTCCCCGATACGACGGATTGTGGAACAACTGATGACTACATCAATGACCCTACATCCGAATATCCAACGGACAAGCCAATATCACCTAGTGGCGTTGACAAGTTCGGCATGACCGTCCTTCCAAGCGGTATGGTCGGTTTGGATGCCTATGGAAGACCACAAGCAGATGCCTTCAAGTCTCAGTCCTTCTTTTGGACCACAACCCATGTTCACGGAGACGTTGACCAAGACAAGTATATTAAGGTCTTCTCCTTCAAGAAGAGCGGTGTGGTACAAGAGGCACAATGTCCGGAACCATTCTATAGTGTAAGGTTGGTAAAGGATTATGACGGTTGCAACTATTTCGACACCGAGTATGTTGACGGAGTACCTTATAAGACGATATTGTTCCCGGAGACTAGGCAGATTTGGCTTGCTAGCAACTATGCCAAGAAGGAAGGCTTCATAATGGCAGACGGTTCTAGTGAGGATGCTGAGGTTGCAGAGGTTAATAACGGCGAGGTAATGGGCAACAGAAAGGCTCTGTTCTTGAATGAATGGAACGGTCACTATTGGGAAAAGAAGCAGATGAACGAAGGTGACACCGTAGTTGTCCAAGACCCTTGTGGCGAAACGGAGACTAGGGAGATTACCTATTGTTGGAAGACAAAATTCAATACCACCGAAAGCGGTGACACGGATTTCCCGGTTGATGACACGGAACCACTTAACGATACGGAGTGTGAGACAATCACGATTGAGCGTGAGGCACAGCACAACGTGGAATATAGGGTTTATACCGAGGACGGGTGTAACCAAGACTTGTACAACACCGATGACTTGGTAATCGAGAGGATATTGAGGCTCATCCTTCCTATTATCATAAAGGAAAAGGAGGAGAGAATATCCGCAGATACCGAGATATGGGAGGCAATCGAGCAAGAGATACACGACAGAGAGAGTGCCGATGAAGAGTTGAGGGAAGCAATCGAGGCTGAAGCAGAGGCTAGGGAAAATGCCGACAATGAGTTGAGGGACGAAATCAATGCCGAGGCAGAGACTAGGGCAGCAGAAGACAATAGGCTAGAGAGAATGATTGAAGATGTGTCCGGTGCTACCGAAGACTTATGGGAGGCTTTGAACCATGAAATCGATAGGGCAATCAGTGCAGAAACGGCATTAGGTGTTCAGATTGACCGTGAGACTGAAAGGGCAATAATGGCCGAGACTGCTCTCGACGAGAAGATTGACGCAGAGACCGCTAGGGCAACAAACGCCGAGGAGGCACTTGATGACAAGATTGATGACGAGATTGAGCGAGCAAAAGAAAGAGAAGATGAAATCGACCTCAAGGTTGACGAAGAAATTGTTAGGGCAACCGAAAGAGAAGATGAAATCGAAGGCAAGTTAATCGACCCGTCAAAGAACCCATACACTTTAACCGCAGTTTCAGAAAGGGACGGCTTCAACCTAGTTCTTGAATCTAGGGATGGTAATGAGGAAAATTACATCAAGATTAAGTTTGATGGTAATTTTGGTGTAATTTAATAATTTTTTGAAATTAATATATTGATATACAATGGATAATAGATTACAAATTAGACACCACGGTATCGGAAGTGGCTACACTTCCGTAGATGGTGTATTTGAGACTAGACAAGAGGCTATCGAGTACATTTACAGTCAGATTAGATTCGCTGACAGTGGTTTAGCCTTTGAGGACAAGTCCTTCGGATTTTCATTGTATGGTGAACCAACCGTGCTTAGGTATAAGAATGAGGAAGACGAGACCGACCCACACGTAATACTTGCAATTGGTTCCTATACGAATGAGGGTTCTCAGTACAATGATAACCGCTTCTGTATTATCGACATTGACAAGACAGAGTCGGAGATAGCAGAACTTTGGGATGAGATTGAGAGGATAACTAGCGGCTTGACTATTTTCACAAAGGACAGCAATACCTTGAAACTCTACACCGAGAGGACAGAGAGTGGTACGACATTGAGCGGTGATGTACAACTTGCATCATCCGTATATTTCGATGACTACCGTAGAAACAACATAATCCTTAACACAGAGAACGGACTGTTTACATTCGTTGACATGAGTTATGACGATGAGAACGAGAAGATGACCTTCGTCGTTAACGGCACCGTCAAGGAGTGGAACATCAACAACAACTATTTGGTTAGGGGTTATTACAGCAAGAGAGACGAGTCGCTGCACCTTATTAATAAGGATGAGAGTGAAATCGTTGTATCTCTTGAGAATCTTATAGACGAATGGGGTGTTGAAGGTGAAGCATCCACCACACCTATTGTTCTCACTAGGGAAGAGGTTGGCTACGGCGATAATTCCTCGCACAACCATGTTGAGCCTTGGCAAGACGTTCTTAAGGCTGACATAAGGTTGGCAGACCGTAAATACAACATCCTAAAGAAGACAAGTGACGGAAGATACCTCTATGTTGACGGACTTGCAAAGAACATTACGTTCTTCAAGAACGGTGAGGAAATCAACGTTCAAGACGCATTGAGCGAGGTTGACAAGGGTATATCTACCGATAGCACGAATATCATATACGAGAAGGCTGACGGTTATTATGCAACCGCGAAGTTGGATTATGTAAGTCGTGAAAACAAACTCGTATTCACATCTTCGAACTATACCGGCGGAACCTCCGTAAATGAGATTCAACTCAATTCTGTAGAGGTATTCAAGAAGGTTTACTACGACCCTGTGACCGAAAGTCTTATCATATTATATGTTGACGGTAACGGCGAACTTCAAGAGGTTGTAATTCCAATCGGCGAAATGATGACTGATTGGGAATGGGACATTCAGAACGAGGGTCACAACGTGAAACTCCACAAGCAGAGGGTTGTTGCCGGTAATGACAAGGTTTCTGCCGACGTTGCACTCTATAGCGCAGATGACAACATATTGGTGGATAGAAACCATGAGTTATATGTCAAGGGTGATGCAACCAACATTAAGTACGGCACTGAGTCTACCGTTGATGACGAGTTGGACAAACTCAACGACTTTGCTGTTACCACTAGTGCAAAGGTGAATGAGTTAAGCGGCAAGGTCGATACTGTAACAACCGCGTTGGAGAATGAGGTTTCACGCGCAACTTCTGCTGAGACTAGGATTGAGTCTAGGATTAGCGATGAAATCTCTAGGTCTACCTCAAAGGATGTTGAACATGACCGCGCAATCGAGACCATTCAGCAGACCATAGGAAACGGATTCAGCACGGACGGTCACGAAACCGTTACATACAAGTTCAACGAACTTTCCGCCAATACGAATTCACTGTCGGCAAAGACTGACATGTTGGCTTCAAACTTGGCATTGGTTTCGGCGAATACCGAGGCAGAGGTAGTTAGGGCAACGGCTGAAGAGCAGAGAATCGAGAAGAAATTCGACGATGAGTTGGGTGACGGCTTCAATATCCGCAATACCGTAAGGGACGAGTTTGACAGAGAAAGAGGCGATAGGATTGCCGAAGACATCAGACTTCAGACCGAGATTGAGGAAATTAGTGCTAGCACTAGCGGAAAACTAATCGACATTAATGCAACCGACAGTTCAATCGGTATTGACAAGACCGATGCCACTAAGCCTAGCATTAAAGTTAATCTCAGTACTGAGATAGAGGACAACAAGCCGAATATAATTAAAGTAAACAGTGACGGCTTGTATGCCGGTGTTGACCTCGATTACTACTTTGAATCCGGTACTAGCAAGAATGTGCTCGTATTCAAGACAACCAACCAAACAAAGGTGTTTGACTTGAAGACCAATTCTGTTGTTGACAAGATTTACTATGATGCCACAAGGGAAGCCATCATCATAGAATATACCGTCAACGGACACAGAATGCCGGATGTTGTAATACCGGTTGGCGACTTAATAGATGAATGGAGGCCTTCTGAAAGCACTGACGGTGCCATCAGACTCACAAAGACGAGGGAAAGCGGTGCAACCCAAGATGTCCTCTATGCCGAATCGATTATATCGAACCATAGTGACAACATCTTGGTTAATGACCACGGTGCATTATATGTATCCGGTTCTCAGATAGAGCAGAACAAGACTGATATCAACGCACTCAAGGGTAGGATGACAACAGCCGAGAACAATATCTCGAATGAAGTCACCACAAGACAGTCTGAAATCTCTAGGATTGAAAACTTGGTTCACGCAGAGGAAGACCGCGCAACAACCGCCGAGAACGCCATAGCAAACGACCTCAACGTTGAGGAGATTGCAAGGGCCAACGGCGATACCGCACTTTCTCAGTTGATAGAGCAAGAGGCAACTAACCGTGAAAACGCAGACACGCAGTTGCAGACCAACATCAATTCAGAGGCAACCACTAGGGCAAACGAGGACTCTAGGATTGAGGCAAAACTCGACCAAGAGATTTCCCGTTCAACCGCAAAGGATACGGAGCATGACAGCAAGATTGCCGAAGAGGTTCAGAGGGCAAGGGATGCAGAGCATACCATCAGAGAGGCTTTGACGCAAGAGGGTGCTGACAGAAGAGAAGGTGATTCTAACTTGCAGAGTCAGTTGAACTCTAATGTTGAGAGAATCGACGGTGAATTGGATTCCTTGGACATCAAGATTGCCAACGAGAAGGAGGCAAGAATGACAGAGGATGAGAAGATTTGGGCCAAGATTAGGCCGGTTGAATACTTCAACACGACAACAATACACGTTGACAGAGTGAGAAACAGCGGAGAGACACCGGATGAAATCAGAAACAGTGTCATTGTTGCCAACGCATCCAATAATATCATCAAGGTTGATAACGCTCGTGGAGGCATTTACTCGACAGTGTCGTTGGGCTATGACGGTCCGGCAAACATATTGAGTGTATATGACGGTATCGGAGAGGACAAGAGACTGCTGAATTCCGTTCAGTTAGGTCCGGGTTCCATCATCAAGGACATTTCGTATAACTATGCCGAGAAAACTCTTGTCGTGACCTATCAGAGAGCAGGCGAGACCGGTGATACTACAATGAACTTCCCGGTGGCAGACTTGTTCAATGAATGGGATGTCGAAAACAAGAGCGAGGGTAGTGCACTTGAACTCCATAAGGTAAGTCAGACCACCGAGACCGGTACGGTTGACAAACTTTGGGGCCGAGTTCTCTTATCCGGCTCAATCCTTCCGGACGGAACCATTGACTATGGTGACAATATCATCCGGATAGTCAACAACGGACTCTATGCAAGCGGTTCCGCCATTACAGAGGCCATGGAAGAGGCTGTTTGTACTAGGAATGAACTTAGGGTGATTGAGACCGCAGTACTTGGCAATGACTTGAGCGAGGGTTATATCTGCGGAAGCGGATACACTTATCCAAAGTACGAAAGCGCTTGTTTCATCAATGCCGCAAATTCCATGTATGAGGCAGACCAAATACTCGATAGGTACTTGTGTTCCGCACATACTAGGATAGATGAGGTTGAGCAAGACTTGGATTGTTTGGACAAGGATTTGAAGATTACCCAACAGAATGTCCTTGGCATCACCATTCCGGAGTGTGGCTTGAACGGTGACGGCACACCATTCAGATACAAGGCACACGTTAATGCTTGTATCATAAGCGCTGCAACTAGCATGGATGAGGCCGACCTTCTCCTTAACGATGCCCTCTGTGAGGTTTCCGGAGAATTCTCTTGCTTCCGTGAAGAGGCAAAGAAGGTCGAAGAGGTCTTGGGTGTAGTAGGTAACTGTGATACTCCTATACCATATCCAAGGACTGAGGGATGTCTTCTTTCGAGCGCAAGGACGTTTGCAGAAGCCGACAGAATCATGGAATCTGCAATCTGTGACATCAAGAGCATGTTGGTTGGAAGTGAATCTCCAACCATATCACTTAAGATTGTCGAAGAGGGTCTTAACAAGTACCTCGAAGCATCCGCAAGGCTTTCGCACGGTAACGAAGTCGGCAAGTGGCAGACAGACCAAGAACTCACAATCACCGACTATACCGGTGCTGAGATTGAACCTAATCAGCATGAGTTCACGGACACCAATGTCTTGAGGGTAGTTGACTTGACATCACAAGACATGAGACCGGATTCAAACTTCAACGGCTTATATCTGAGCAATGTGTGGGATTGCGGCCAATACACACTAAACGGCAGCGGAACACCATATGAGAAATATAAGACAGATGAAAGTGCTACGGCTCAGAATTTCTTTGACCGGAAATTCAGAAACGGTGTAAGATACCAATAGGCAATAATATAGCAGTTGGCACAACAAATATTAAAATGCAGTCAGAAATGGCTGCATTTTCTGTTTATTATGATATTTATTGTAAAAATAATGAAATAAACACATATTATAATATGAATAAGAAATTAATTAGATTAACAGAAAGTGACCTTCACAGAATCGTGAAAGAGTCGGTTAGTAGGCTATTAAAGGAGTCAATAGACAAGACTTATATCACATATGATGGGATAAATTTGTCACTTTCTATGAATGGTGAGGATATGTATATTGAATATAATGAAAATAACAAATGGATTCTTGCTGGATATCATGCTAACGAAAAATTGTGGGTTGTTCAAGAAAATCTTGACCCCGAAATGGTTGGTGATGGTGAAGATGACATAATATATATTGCTGAGACTAAAAGTATGCCGGAAGCATTAAGCAAATTATCACAATATATTAAATATACAACAAACCGATAAATGGATATTAAGCAGTCATTTCTTAACAAGTCCGATGGACTTGTCGAACGTATCCTCAAAGCGTTCCAATTGGAACGCTTTTCTTGTATTCCAACGGTACACAGCCTCGTCAATGTACTAGTGAAAAAAAAGTTTCATTAAAAACAGTACTTTTTAATCCAATGTGATATTTATTAGTAAAGAAACTGATAAATACTATGTTAAAAGCCTACAAATATAAGATAAAACCAAACCAACAGCAAGAGGAACTTTTGTCAAAGTTCTTCGGTTGTGTGCGCTATATCTATAATTGGGGCTTAAATGCAAAAACAAGTGCTTACAAGGAAAATGGTAAGGCAATCAACTATCTGCAACTTGCAAAGGAATTAACATCATTAAAGCAACAACAAGACCATGAATGGCTCAATGAATGTACAACAGAGGCATTGCAACAGTCGCTCAGAAGTCTTGACAATGCTTTCACAGCATTTTTCCGAAAGAAAGCAAAGTACCCAAGATTCAAGTCAAAGAAACGCACAAAGAACTCTGTGAAGTTCATAAAATCAGTACATTTTGACTTTGAGAATTGGAAGGTTAAACTGCCAAAGTTGGGATGGATTAAGTTGTGCAAGAACAAGACATTTAACCAAAGCATTTGCAAACAAGGCACTTGTACCGTATCAAGAGACCATTGCGGAACATATTGGTGCGTAATAACGGTTGATGATTTGCAGCCAAAACCAACGAAAGCCAAGTTGGTTAAGGATAATGCAATTGGAATCGACCTTGGCATCAAGGACTACGCAATACTATCAGATGGAACAAAGTTCGCCAACCCAAAGCATCTTGAACAAGCGCAGAGGAATCTTGCTCACTTGCAGAGGGTATTTGCAAGAAAGGGCAAGGATTCCAAGAATCACGAAAGCATGAGAGTAAAGGTTGCAAAGTGCTACAGAAGCATCACCAATCGAAGGAATGACTTTTTGCATAAGTTATCAACTTATCTTGTAAGAAACTACGATGTAATTTGCCTTGAAGATTTGAATGTAAAGGGGATGGAACAGAACCATCACCTTGCAAGGGCAATCCAAGATGCGGCTTGGGGTGAGTTTGTTAGACAACTTGAGTACAAGTCTGAATGGTATGGTAAAAACATACTATTTATAGGTAGGTTTGAGCCAAGCAGCAAGTTATGTCACAAGTGCGGTTACATCAACCAAGAGTTGAAACTATCAGATAGAGAGTGGATATGCCCACAATGTGGTGAACATCTTGACAGAGACGTTAACGCTGCGATGAACATCAAGGAGATTGCTTTTGATAAGCAGAACCTTGTCGGAGTTTAAAGAGAAATAAAAGCCCATTGGCAAGTGGGTATAGAGGCTGTAGAGGGAAGAGGTTACGAACCCAATGAAGCAGCAAGATAGATGGAGTGTTAGGTGTTTGTGCCAACTTCTATATCATTGCCTACCAATAACTCTTAAATATGAAAAAGGTGACCATTTAATTTGGTCACCTTTTTTTCAATATTTTGCAAACGTTCCTTCTTTTGAAGGTCTATTAACTTGTTGTCCCCTGCCTAGATTATATTTGGCTTTCATTTTCCCAAATGTTATTGGTATAATGTATTCAATTCCTAGGTTTTTTGCTTGCAAGCAAATATCAGAGAGTGTTGCTCCACCACTGATATTATCGTCAAAAATAACAAATACCGTTCCTTTAATTTTTTCCATTTCTTGCTCAACAATTTCAGCATTGTCTGAAAACATATTCTTGAGACCCATTCTAGTATCATTACTAAGACTCTTGATTTGGAAATCCTCGACTTGAATTGCGTGAATAGGTATTTTAGTAACCCCGCTTCCACGGAAGTACGGCTTGACAATCCTCCAAATGTCTTCAGTTTTTCTAGCCTCAACTTGTGATTTGCTTCCCTTTAGCGTATTATATACTTTTGTCTTATGTATTCCTTTCAGACAATTATTCAAGTCCGTGAGTCTGTCATAGAGGTTTTTGTAAAACCTAGCCAATGCCTCACCAAATTTATCACCATAGTTCATCCTATTTACAGTATAGCATCTGTTTAACTGTGTGAAAGCCTTGTTATAGGCATCAATATATGGTTTTGCGCTCTCTATCTTTGAGAAACGGTCAACAGTGTTGTCAACATATTTTTCGTGTGATATGTTATCGTCACTGTTGTAAAACATCTTGCCAGAATAATATTCTTTGTTTTTGTCAATAAAGTCTTTGTCTTTCTGAAGGTTTGTCATGTCTTTCTTGAACATGTCCTTATTGATGGCAATCACCTTCAACCCATTTACAGTTGTGTATTTTGCCATCTGCTTTGCAACCATGTCGTTAAAGTTACTGCTGCTAGGTACCGGCATTATTGACACACCGTTGAACTTTACATCACCGAAATTACTCATTACATCAATGATGACTTTGTTTACCTTTGCATAGAATTGGTTGAAAAACTCTCTATATTCATCATCTTCCATGAAGAGTTCATAAGTTTCTTTCTTACCGTCACCGTCAAGGTCCAAGTCCATCTTTGCAAACTTGTTCTTGAAATAATGCATAATTTCAGTACCCCGGATACTTGTTATATTGTAGGATGTAATACCCCCTTTTAGTGGAACCTCGTAAGTATCAGAGTTATTTTGGTCCATTTTACTTGTATTGACTAATTCTTGCGCATTCAAAGAACCTATGTTTCTAATGGTATCCGTTGATTTCCTTTTGTTATACGAAAGTTTAACCTTGTTCTTTCCTCTTTTTTCACTAGCAAACACATCTTCCTTGAGACTCGTAATCTGTGATTCTTTCAAGTAAACCTTTTTGTTGTTGCCATTGTTAATATATAGTATCATTGCCTAAATTTAAAATTTAAGTTCTTTTATGGAATCCATGATGGCCATCCTTATTTTATTCTCATCCAATTCAAAATCATAGTCCTTATTATCTTTTTCACCGTTGAACATATAATAGTTTTCTTGTGGTGTGTATTTTGTCTTTTTAAGTTTCGGTAAACTTTTCCTCATCTTAATATCTTCTTCACATCGTTTCAGTTTTTCAATATTTTGTGTTAAGGCGGTATAAACCGTTTTCTTGTATCCTCTCACGCCACCGAACGTATGTTTCTTATATCCTAGCCGCTTGGCTACGGTGTTAATCGCTTCCGGGCTAAATTCCAATCCCATGTCGGTTCTGAATTTAACCACCATATCTTGTGCCGTTAAAATATCATATTTTGCCATAGTATTTATATCTTTTTCAATAAATATTGATAATTTAACTTGTTTTTAACATTTTTTTTATATATTTTTGCAAAAATAATTAAAATACAACTCAAATTCTTCTATTATAATATATGAAAAAAATAACGTCAGAGGTAGTGAATACGTTCTTGAACGGCCATGACCCGATGGAACATATTATATCAATAGAGTGCGGCTACGACGAGGATAAGGTAAATATCATCTATGTTAACGACAACGGTGAGAAGCGCATCAGACAAGATGACTTCAAACCGTTTATTTGGCTTAAGCACAGTGCCGCAATCAGAATGTTTAACGGTGATAGGGCCAAACTCAGAATGGCCCTAAGGCACTATGGCATATCTATCAGAAGTCTGATAACCTCCAATGAAGGTGAAGAACCCAATGAAAGACTCTTGAACGGGTACAAATACTTGTTCTACGCCACTAGGCGAATGAGTTACATGGAATTTCAGAGGTTTTTCTCCGAGGCGGGGGTACCCCTCAGTGAAAGGAACAAGAAGGACGCACCAAAGCAGCAGAACAAGGAGTTTATGATGGTCACGCCGGTTGAACAGTACATGATTCAGACCGGTCATCGACTTTTCAAGGGATACGACTCATACGACTCGCTTGTCCGTTTCATATTCGACTTGGAGACCCAAGGACTTAATCCTAGAATCCATAGGATAGAGCAGATTGGTATTCATACGAACAAGGGTTTCGACAAGATAATATCCATAGAGGGAAACTCAAAGGAAGAGTTGGACAAAGCAGAGTTGGAGGGAATAAAGGAATTTTTAAGAATATTGTCAGAAATAAAACCGGACACGGTTGTCGGCCATAACTCAGAGAATTTCGACTTTGACTTCCTAATTGTCCGGTGTGAAGAACTTGGCGTGGATTTCTCAGAACTCTCACTGTATTATTTCAGACACCCCATTTATAAGAAAAAGAAGGAGGCGGTATTGAAATTGGGAGGTGAGGTCGAGTATTATTTCCCCACAATCATATGGGGACACAACGTCTTGGACTCCCTTCATTCTGCAAGAAGGGCACAAGCCATTGACTCAAACATGAAGTCATCGAACTTGAAATACATTACGAAATATCTGAACCTAAAGAAACCGAACCGTGTATATGTCCCGGGTGATAAAATCACCTCCACTTGGGCCGTCCGAGGAAAAGAATATGCATTTAACGATGAAGACGGTGATTGGTACAAGGTAACGGACACCAAGCCGTTGAAGGACGGGTATGAGTTGGTGAGCGGAAGATACATAGTTGAAAGGTACTTGTTGGATGACCTTTGGGAGACCGACAAGGTGGAAGAACGCCTTAACGAGTCAAACTTTCTTGTCGGCAAGATGCTTCCGACAACATTCTCAAGGGCTTGCACCATGGGAACCGCAGGAATTTGGAAACTCATAATGCTTGCTTGGTGCTATGAGAACAACTTGGCAATACCGGCATCCGCTCCGAACAGAAGGTTTGTCGGTGGGTTATCCCGTCTATTGAAGACCGGCTACGTTGACCGCATAGTCAAGTTGGACTACAACTCACTCTATCCTTCCGTAATCTTGACTTGGAATATCTCCACCCCCATTGACGTAATGAACGTCATGCTGTCTTTCTTGGAATATATCTTGACACAACGCGAGAAATACAAGGAACTTAAGGCAGAGGCCGGAGAAAAGGCAGACGAACTCAATGACATTCTCTCAAATACCGTAAGCGAGGAAGAGATTATAAGACTAAAGGAAGAGATTTCCCATTGGAAAGCAGAAAAAAGCGGCAATGATAAAAAACAATTACCCCTCAAGATACTAGCGAATTCATTTTTCGGAGGCTACGGTTCTCCTAGTGTTTTCCCGTTCGGGGACATAGTTGCGGCAGAGAAGACAACTTGTGTCAGCAGAATGGCCTTAAGGCTGATGATTTCACACTTCAAGTCCATAGGGTATGAGCCTATAGTGGGTGACTCATTCACAAGTGACACACCTCTCTTCGTAAAATATGACAGCACGGACGAAATAGACATAAAGCCGATTTCGGAACTGTTCGAGAGGACGGAGACAGACGCTCTAGGAAGGGAGTACGACACCTCTAGAAAGGATTATTCCGTACTTTGCAGAAGCGGTTGGGTTCACCCCAACTATCTATACCGCCATAAGACAGACAAGCCCTTGTACACGGTTTCAGAGGGTGACATGGAGATAACGGTCACGGAGGACCACAGCCTCTTCAATGGCGAAGGTAAGGAGATAAAGCCAAGCGAGGTATGCAATGACACCATACTAGAGTATTACACCAAGGAAATCAAGTGTGCGGGCATAAAGTACGAGTGGATGACCGAAGAAAGGGCAAGACTCTTCGGGAAAATGGTCAACGTGGGCGTGGCCGACCGTGTTGGAATGGCACTCCTCAACACCTCAGACATGGCGTGTGTTGAAGCCTTCTTGGACGAAGTAGAGAATCTAGACCGCCCAATCTCAAAGACTTGCCAAGCGGGCATACTGTATCTAAAAAACAAGGTAAAACATGGGAAAAAAGATAACGTTTAATGAATTTGTGGATAGGTCAAATGAAATACATAATTCAAAATACGCCTACCATGAAGACTCATATACCAATACACGTAATAAGACTAGGATAACTTGTCCAATTCACGGTGATTTCTATCAAACACCTAAGAATCATATGAATGGACAAGGTTGTCCTCAATGTGGAAAGGAAGTTGCTAGGATATATCATAAACATAATTATGAACCATTTATTAGGGCTGCAAAAGAAAGGTTTGGTGATGATTTTTCGTTCCCAAACATAGAAAGACAATATGTTAATAATAAAACTTATATTACGGTTAGATGCAATAAATGTGGATACGAATTCTCTAGACGGCCCAATGACTTGTTAAGTGATAAGTTTAATGAGTGTAAGAATTGCAAACACATAGAAAAATTGGAAAATAGGAATAAATTAAAAATAAAGAAAACAAATAAAAGACATTCAGTAGGGAAAGAAGAATATATTAAGCGCTTCAGAGAAAAGTTCGGGGACAGCATTACTCCGTTTATGGACGAATACAAAAACACCCAAAGCGAAATACATTTCAAGTGCAACCAATGTGGGTACATCTTTAAGAGAAGACCGCATAATTGCTTAGATAGTGACGGGTGTCCAAAATGTAAAAGAGTCAATAACCAAAAATATACCAATGACATTTTCATAGAGAAAGCAAGGGAAATTCATGGTGATAAATATGACTATTCAAAGGTAAATTATGTTAATAGTGATACTAAAGTGTGTGTAATTTGTCACGAAAAGGATAAATTTGGTGATGAACACGGTGAATTTTATGTTACACCGCATTCACATATTGGTAGTATGAGAAGTGGGTGTCCAAAATGCAGTGGAAAATTCAGAAAAGATACGGAATATTTCATAAAGGAGGCGAAATTGGTACATGGTGACAAGTATATATACGATGAGACCGAATATGTTTCTGCATTGAAAAATATTAAGGTTATATGTCCAACGCATGGTCCGTTTTCAATCAAACCGAATGACCATTTAAACGGTAAGGGCTGCAAGAAATGCGGGTATGAGACGGTCAGTGACAAATTAAGTATTAGTTTTGATGAGTTTATCGAGCGGGCCACAGTAATACATAATAATAAATATGATTATTCGAAGGTAGACCTTAAAAATAGAGGCGAAAATGGCCGAATTTGCATTATTTGTCCCATTCATGGTGAATTTTGGCAGTCATTGGGAGGTCATTTACGTGGTAATGGGTGTCCAAAATGCAAACAATCGCATTTGGAGAATGAAATTATGCGTTTCTTGGATGAAAAATCCATCAAATATGAGCCGCAGAAGCGATTTAGGTGGCTTGGAGGGCGTAAGAGTGTTGATTTTTTCCTACCGGACTATAATATTGCCATAGAATGCCAAGGAATTCAGCATTTTGAGGACACTTTCTTCGGTAAGGCTGAAGAAAAGATGAAAAATGACCTTTTAAAGAGAGAAATTTGTGAAAAAAATGGTATAAAAGTCTTGTACTACAGCAACTTAGGGATTGAGTACCCATACAGCGTCTTTGAAGACAAGGATTTGCTGCTGCAAGAGGTTTTTAAGTCTGATTTGATTAAAATTTGTGAAGATGGATAAGATTACTGCTAGAAATGTTGGGGCAACGGACGATTATGTGTATGACATTAGTCTTGATGGCTCCGTTGTTAATGCCCTTGGGTTGAACATCGCCTCAAACACTGACGGTTTTAACTTTCAGATGCCAAAGGATGAGGATTTCCGCTACACGGACGAGCATCCGTACGTTAGCACCGGAGAAGGGCGAAATTCTGTGAAAGGAAAGGCTTACACGAAGGTTGATGCCGACGTTGCCGAGTTCGAGGACTTGTTCCTCAACAAGTCTTATAACGGTGGCGTGAACAAAATGGGTTTGGGAATAGATGAGTATTGTGACGCTTGCATTCAATTCGCTCGAAAGAACTATGCGGATTTAATGGCGGGCACCGGAAAAACTAAAAAGGTGGGTAATACGATTAAATCTAGGAAGATGAGTGGTTATCTTGAAAAGTTTATTGATAGTGGCATTGACTTGTTGTTAAGGGGTAACGGGTATGAGTTCTTGTTGAACTATTATGACTACATTGAGAAGATATATAACTATCAGATTCCGATTAAGGATATTGCCTCAAAGGGAAACATCAAGAAAAGCATCAAGGATTACATGGATGACTGTAAGACACTTACCAAGGCAGGGTCCAAGAAGGCAAGGCAAGCGTGGTATGAGTTGGTTATAAAGGAAGGTATAAACGTGAACGTAAGCGACACCATATATTATATAAATACCGGTACAAGGAAGGGTCACCCCGACGTTAAGCGCGTTACGCACTACTTCTATTTCTTGGACGGGGAGAAGAAGGAAATCACAAAGGAAGTGGAGAAGTTGTATAAGACTTATTATAAGGAGTGTGGAGAACACGGGGTCGTGGCAAGGAAGAACCGGTTGGACGTTGCTAGGGAGAATTTCGGCGAAGGTGCGTTTGACGAGGATGAAATCATCTTAATGTGCAAATTGGTGCCCAACGAGATTCTTGACAAGGAGGAAGACGTGCTTTGCAGCGAGTATGAGGGCCTAGAGTATAACGTTGAGAGATACATTGATATGTTCAACAAGCGCATAACCCCGCTTTTGGTGTGTTTTCATCCGGATATCCGTGGAAAGATACTCATAACCAACCCAAAGGACAAGTTATTCTTCACTGAGGAAGAGGCTAGGTTGGTATGTGGTTATCCAAATAAGGAGGGCGACCAAGATACGTATGAGGCACTGATGACACCGGAAAGAAAAGAGGTTGAATATTGGGTCTCAATAAATGAAGAGCCTCCGTTTGTGAAGGAGTGCGGGATTGATTGGGATTCCATCGTTTCAGAGTATCACAAGACGGTTGAGGATGAAAACAACGAATTGTTCAAGAACGAGAATGAGAAATATTTGGAGGCGTTGTCAAAGATAACCGATGATGAAATTGAAGAATTCGAGAACGACGGAAAGATACCGCAAGAGATTTCATCGCTTGTGACGCTTGGGTCTGACATGAGGTTCCGGTTCAAGAAAATTCCGGAGAAGACACCGTCAACCGGCGGGTTTATCTTCGATGACCTCACGAAGAATCTTGTTGAACAATTTGAAGAATAAGGAAAAAAGAAAGGTGACTATTTAAATTGATAGTCACCTTTTTTATTGTTAAGTATTATTGTTCAACCTTTGTCCAATTATACTTACCCAAGTAATAATCACCCGTTCCCATCCAAACATCATAGCCGCTGCTACCGGTTGGAACTGTCAGAGTACCACCGGCCTTAATATTATAAAAAGTAAAATTTTGTATTGTTGGTGCAGTTACCGCAAGTGAGGTTATTGCCGATAAACTAGAACAACTATTGAAAGCATTCTGACCAATGCTTGTAACACCACTTGGAATGTTTATACTTGATAAACTAGAACACATATAGAAAGCATAGGTACCCATACTTGTAACACCACTTGGTATTGTTATACTTGATAAACTAGTACAACTTTGGAAAGCGCTATTACCAATGCTTGTAACACTGTCCGGAATTGTTACGCTTGTTAAACTATGACAACTAGAGAAAGCATTAGCACCAATGGTTGTAATATCATTTGGTATAACAGTTGTCTTACAACCACCAACTAAAGTGTTTGTGTTTGTTTCAATAATTGCATTGCAATTGTTTCTTGAGTCATAGGTCGTGTTTGCAGCATCAACTGTTATGCTTGTTAAATTATAACAACCACTGAGAATACCATTACCAATACTTGTAACACCACTTGGTATTGTTATACTTGATAAACTAGAACAACTATTGAAAGCACTACCACCAATGCTTGTAACACTGTCCGGAATTGTTACGCTTGTTAAGCCGGAACAACCATTGAAAGCGTTGGTACCAATACTTGTAACACTATCCGGAATTGTTACACTTGTTAAACCGGAACATTGATAAAATGCATAATTACCAATACTTGTGATGTTATCTCCAATTATATATTCTTTCACTTGGGTACCAAAATAAGTTTTAATACTTGCAGAATACGAATAATTCTTTGAAACAATAGAATTACTATTGATTGTAACACTTGTTAAATGATAGCAATCAAAGAAAACATTGTCACCAATGTATGTGACACCACTTCCAATGGTAAAATCTGTCATACCATCACATGCGCGAAAAGCATATTGGCTAATACCGGTAACGCTGTCCGGAATTGTCATACTTGTTAAAGCCCAACATTGATAGAAAGCATAATTACTAACGTTTGTAACACCACTACCAAGCGTACAAGTTTTCATCTGACTACATTCACTAAAAACATAACTACCAATTCTTGTAACACTGTCCGGGATTACTAACTCCCTTATAGCGCATCCGAGGAAAGCGTAATCACCAATCCTTGTAACGCCGTCCGGAATTGTTACACTTGTTAAACTAGTACAGGCGCTGAAAGCCCTATTGCCAATGCTTGTACAAAGTGTACCGATTTCAGCACCGACACAAGTTGATTTGTATGAACTTGTCATTGCACTTGTAAGTTCTCCACTGCCCTCAATATCAACAACTTCACCGTTCTTAAGTGTTAACTTACAGAAGAATGGGGGGGGGGAGCAGGGTTATAATACACATCACCCTCAGCAACGCAAAGTGATACATTTGGCTTTGGATAGTCCGTGGCAACATACGCTGTATAATCAGCATGTGTTGCAAATTCTTTAACGTACTTCATAATTAATTAATAAAGATTTAAATTAAGTTATTTATTTCTCTTTATAAATACAGTTTACTTGTTTAAAATCTCGCATAAAAAAAAATAAATTTTATTTTTGTGTAGTTTTGCTCCGTATAAAATATTTATTGGTAATTATGGTGGAAAAATATAAACATATTAGACCATTGCTTCCTAAGAAAATTAAGTAATTACTAATTTAAAATAAAATTATGGGACAAAGAATAAGACACCTAGAATATTATGGTTATGCCGACCAAAATGAGTACATTGGTTTTCCAAATGTTGATTTGAGTGACATTCGTGAGGTCAACAAGGAACAAGACAAGGAAATCAGTGAGATTTCCGGTGCCACTAAGGATAAGGCTGATGTTGAAATGGTTGAACAACTCAGTGGCAAGGTCGAGACATTTGCTGACAGACAAGACGAAATCAATAAGTGGCTTGCAAAGGGCATCAAGAAGAATAAGCATAGGATAGAACTCTTGGAGGCTAGGGATACCGAAATAGTCGACAAGATTAATGAGGTTGCTGATAAGTTTGACCCGATATATGACGAGTTGGGCACACTATCCAATAGCATTGACGCAACCAATTCTAGACTTGATGAACACATTTCCTCAGAATCCGATTTTGAAGAAACTACCAATGAGAGGCTTGAGGCCCTTGAGAATCAGCACGAGGATAACATAACTAGAGAAGAGGCATATGCCACTTTCGCAAAGAAAGAGGATGTCTATACCAAGGATGAGGTAGATGACCTCATAGAAGGTATCGATGACAAGTATGCAACCAAGGATTGGGTCCTTGGGAGAGGATATATAACCGAGGAGGATGCAAATGCAAAGTATGCTAGCAAGGCTAGGCTTAACGCACTTGAAGACCGTGTAGGTGACATTCAGACAACGTTATATAATCAATATAACGCACTAAATGCCGACTTGTCGGAATTCAAGACCGTTACCAACTCTAGGATTGGCTCCTTGAACGAAAAGGTTAATACCTTGGAGACAAAGTATGACAGAGAAATTGCCAACCTCCAAGAGGAAGATGCTGAATTAAGGGAAGATATTCAAGAGAACACGAATGCGATATATAACATCAACAACGTGGCACTCCCCAACAAGGCTGACAAGTCAGACTTGACGGTACTTTCATCTAGGGTTGACACACTCTCTACAAACTTGGCAAACAAGGTTGACAAGTCCGACTATGAGAGGGACAAGGCTAGGTTCGGTGCTCAGTTGGATGCCTTGGACAACAGAAAGGCCGACAAGACCGCATTGAACGCATTGAGCGGTGCCATCGGTGATGTTGCAGATGACCTTGCACAAGAGATTATCGACCGTCAGAACGGCGATATTGCCTTGGGTGAGAGAATCGACGGCGTGAACGAGGAAATCCGTGAGATTGAGATTGGTGACAGAGAAAGGGACATCAAGATATCCGGACTTGAGCGTGACTTGGCAAAGGAGATAAACGACCGCATCGAGGCAGATAACGCCATAATCGGAAGTCCTAGCGACAGAGAAGAGGATGCCACCATATACGGTGCAAAGAAATATGCCGACAAGGTGGCAAATAACGCACTCACACAAGCAAAGGCTTATACGGACGTAAAGGACAGTGCCGTTAGGGACTATGTGGATGAGACTAGGGCCGAACTTGAGAGAGACATTACGGCAAAGGCTGACAAGGCTTATGTGAATGCGATAAGAAATGAAATCGATGCCTCAGTTGATAGCAAGATAGCGGCAGAGAAGAGTAGGGCTGAAACTGCCGAGGCCGCACTTGAAGGCTCAGTGCTGCAAGAGACCATGAGGGCAACCGAGAGGGAGAGGATTATCTCTACCGCACTGACACATACTTCAAATATCGTAAAGGCACTTACTGATTGGGACGGTGATGACAGAGAAGACTATACCGACGAGGGTAATGGTATTATCGATGTAATGCACCGTGAGATACACGATATCGAGGAGACAATCAGTGCAATAACGCAAATCGGTGAAGGTATCAAGACTAGCAACAAGCATGAGGTCGGATTCGGTACCTATAACCAAACACATACCGGTATTGCAGATGCCGACAAGACTATGTTCTCAATAGGTATCGGTACCTCCGAATTGGATAGGAAAAACGGCATAGAGATACGCAAGAACGGTGATATATACATGTGGGTTGAGGGTGAATACATAAGGATAAATAACTTTATCGGAATGTTGGTACACGAGACGTATTAATCAAGTTAAAATAAAAAAATTAAATAAAAACTCAAAAATATTGCAATATTATGGGAAAGTACAGAATGATTGAACCTTGGGGTTACCAAGAGGAAAATGACTATGTGAGCAAGAAATCTCAGATTGACCAAGAACTAGACAAGAACCGCAAGAATGACGAGAAGGAGTTTGCTAGTATCGATGAGTTGAGTGAAGGTTCACTTGCTGATGCAAAGTATGATAAGGAATCAGAGTCTCTTATTTTCTATAACAAGGACGGTGAGGCAAAGGCCACGGTTCCAATGACAGACATCATACCTTCAGACTTGGTTAAGAGTGTGGAGTATGACGAGGATGCAAAGAAGATTATCATCACTTTTGACAATGATGACACGATTGAGATTCCGGTTGAGGATTTGGCAAACGTGGTTGAGGCCGGTGACGGTCTTAAGTCAGAGAGCGTTGGTGGTTCTGACGTATTCAGCGTATTTGCTGATGAGAACGGTGAGAAGAGTTATGTTGACAATGAGCCTTATATTGAGGTTTCTTCCAACGGTGTGAATGTCAAGGGTATTAACTTGGCGGTTTCAACCGAGAAGGACCGGGCTGAGGCCGTTGAACAAGAGTTGGATGCCAAGATAGACACTGAAAAGAATGACAGAGAGGGTGCAGATGCCCAACTTTCAGAGGCAATCGAGGCCGTTGATGCAAAGGTTGATGCAATTGACCTTGCTCCTTATGCTACCATGCAATGGGTCGAGGACAAGCATTATCTCACGGAGCACCAAGATATCTCCAACCTTGCAACCAAGGATGAAGTTGCTGCCGTTGATGCAAAGGTGGATGCCATTGATTTAACTCCTTATGCTACCAAGACAGAGGTCGAGGCAGTTGATGCAAAGGTAGATGCTGTTGACGCAAAGGTTGACGCAATTGACCTCACTCCTTATGCCACCAAGACAGAGGTTGAGGCAGTTGATGCAAAGGTGGATGCAGAGGAGACTGCTAGAAAGGAAGACGCAATCGCTTCAGTTGAATATGTTAAGGCTGATGTTAAGATGTATTTCAAGAATGCAAACGGTGTCGTTGTTTCCGAGGTCGGAGTTGACGATTTCATCAAGGATGGTATGTTGGAAGATGCTGAAATAGTTGAAGAGGGTGGCGTTAAGTACCTCAGACTTACTTTGAATACTGACGGTGAGAGCAAGGTTATTGATATTGCTGTTGCTGATATTTTCAATCCGGACTTGTATTATACAAAGACCGAGAGCGATGCAATGTATGGCACAAAGGCCGAGGTTGCTGCCGTGGATGCAAAGGTTGACGCAATTGACCTCACTCCTTATGCCACCAAGACAGAGGTTGAGGCAGTTGACGCAAAGGTGGATGCTATCGATTTAACTCCTTATGCCAAGGAGGCTGATGTTGAGGCTAGTTTGGCATTAAAGGCTGACAAGACCGAGATTCCAACCGATTTCTATACTCAAGAGGAAGTTAATGTGATGATGTCCGAACTCTTGACTAGAATTGAGAACGTAGAATCAAACGTTGGTGTGGTTGTCGCTAGTTCTGCTGCCGATATTGCTGCCGCTGCCGTTGGTTCTAACTTGGTAGTTACTTCTGCCGAGGCCATTGAGGCTATGACCGCAAACAAGGAGTATTCTACGGTTACCATCGTTGGTGGTACAATGAATGCCGACATGAAGGCAATAGCAAGCGAAAAGGTTACGGTTGACGGTTTGGGCGTTAACGGTGGAAAGGGTGCCTCGAACGGCAAGATGCAGATTTCTGCCGATACGGTGGCAATCAAGAACGTAACGATTGCAACCGGTACCACCGCATACAACGTATTCGAGTCTTCTCAGAACACGGCAAATACAAGTTATTTCACCGAATCCTATGTTGCTGAGAACATTATGTGTGACAACACTCAGTTGAACCACAACATCTTCAATATCTATACCTTCAAGGACAACGCAACCGTTACCATCAAGGATTCTTATTTCAACCTCGATGTTGATTCCTCGAATGCATTGAGGGTTGCAAACTATACAAATGCCGAGAACGTTACCATTGAGTTTGAGAATGTTGAATGGACCTACGAGAATAGCCCGGGTACTGATTGGGGTTGGGCAGGACTTGTTATCTATCAACCCGCCTCTTCCGATGTCGCATTGAACGGTGATATGAGCAAGATTGCAACTTGGACGTTCAAGTTCAAGAACTGCAAGTATAACGGTGAGGTTGTAGATGCAGTCAACTACGGTCAGCACAACCAAGTGTTATATGGCTATAACATCAACAAGAGTGGTGTTGTTAGTGATATTTCCGGTACCGTTAACGTTGTTTTTGAATAAGTTATGTAAAAAAATACCATTTTTAAGGCTTGCAAACTCATACTTGCAAGCCTTTTTTTAAAAGAAAAAAAATAATCTAAAAAAAAGAAAAAAAACTATGATTATATTAATTGATAACGGTCACGGGTCAAATACGGAGAAGAACGGCAAGTTCTCCCCAAAATTGGATTCAACCGTACAAGTGGACGGAAAGTTTACAAACAACGGTAGGTTCAGAGAGTGGAAATATAACCGTGTAATAGCAAAGAAGGTGGTGCAAGAACTTAAGTCAAGCGGATATGACGCACGATTGGTTGTACCGGAGGACACGGACATATCTCTGTCTGAAAGAATTAGGAGAATCAATACCATCTGCAATAAAAACGGTGCAAAGAACGTAATACTTGTCTCAATACACTCGAATGCTTGCGGAAACGGCTCATCTTGGATGCAAGCGAACGGATGGGAAGCCTATACCACTAAGGGTAAGACGAAGTCCGATGCATTGGCAGAATGTATCTATAACGAGGCTGAGAAGGAATTCAAGAACCGTAAAATAAGAAAGGACATGAGTGACGGTGACAAGGACAAGGAGAGTGATTTCTATATTATAAAGAAATCATATTGCCCTAGTGTATTGACTGAGAATTTTTTCTATGACAATAAGGATGACTTGAAGTATCTCACGTCTGATGAAGGCGTTGAATCCGTCGTTAGGGTACACGTAAATGGTATAAAGAAGGCGATTAAGTAAAAAAAAAAATCGTGACGATTTGAATTTTAATCATTTTCACGATATTTATTATTAAATATTTTGAAAGAAGAATTAAGATGAGTAAGAACATAGAGCACATACAGCATGTAAAGAGTGCAACTGTAGAGAACGGGAATCCGAAGTTACCTTCCGCTAGTCAGTTATTGGAAGGTGAGTTAGGCGTTAACTATGCAAACGGGTACGAGGTAATCGCACTTAAGAATTCCGACAATAAAGTGGTTAAGTTTTCTTCTGATGACTATTATTCCAAACAGAAACTTGGCAGTGGCTTTACGGGTGAGAACAGTGCGGTTACAGTAACCGACGTTATTGCCGAAAATGAAGAGATAACGTCAGCGGCACTTAATGACTTAAACGATGCAATAACCGAGCACACGGAAGATACCGGTGTGCACGTCACTCAGTCTGAAAAGTCAACTTGGAACAACAAGGCTGACGTGAACCACGGACATGTATCGAATGCCGTAAGTGCCATGACCGGCTACATAGTCGGTACTTCGAGTGGCAGCATTGTCACAAGTGATACACTCAACGTTGCAATCGGAAAGTTGGAGAAGCGGGCAAATGACGTTTCAACGACGATTGGCAGCGGATTCACCAATGAAAGTATCACAAAAGTTACTGAGGACAACGAATACGCGATTGCGTCTTCGATTAATGACTTGAATACCGCCATTTCAACCCATTCGGTAAATGCAACGGCACACGTTTCAGCGACTGACCGTACAAATTGGAACGGAAAGGCAAGCGCAACACACGGTCATTCGTCAAACTCAATAAGCGCAATGACAAACTATTCCGTTGCCCAAACTAGTGCATATATTAATATTTCAGACACACTTAATGTTGCGATTGGAAAATTGGAGAAGAGAATCAACGATTTGACTGCACAATTAGCAGACTTGGAACAAAGAGTGAATAACATGTAAATGAAATAAAAAAAAAACTATGAACAAAATCTTTAAATGGTTGGGTGACTCCAACAGATGGAAGCATCTTGTGGGCGGAATTCTAATCGGAATGGGTTCAAATAGCCTTTATTGCGCGGCATATGCCGGAATAGGTGTCGCTTCAGCACTCGAACTTAAGGATAAGTTATGGGGCGGCAAGATTGATGTTATAGATTGGGCAATGACAGTTATAGGCGTTGCACTTGGCTATACCTCAAGAGTCGAATTATTGCTTTTGCTTTAATTCAAAAAAATATTTATCATCATAAAGTTGTTTTTGACACTTTGCTGATATTTATTTTTAAAGTAATCAAATAAAAAACTAATAATTAAAAATAAAATATTTTATAAATTATGGCAAGAAATTTATATTCATTGCAACTTTTGCGTAATACTAACATTTACGCAGACAAGGCAACCGCCATTGCGGCTCTTAGTGGCGTTAGCACACAAGACGGTGTAATCGTATTGGCGCGTTACTATGGTGATACGGCACATACCCAAGTTAAGACCATGTTCGGTGTTAACTATGTAGCCGGTGCTACTACCACCGGTGATACCGGTCACAGTTATACCTTCTATGATGCTGATTCCGAGGAAATCAAGCGCTTGAAGGTTGCTTCAGATGACCAAACTTTGGATGTCGTTTATGCCGAGAGTGGCACGAACCTTTCTGTCAACATTGATGAATCGACAATCGTTAAGGATGCTAACGACGGCACGTTGAAGGCTGACTTGGAAGTGGTAAAACTTACGGCCACAGAGGTTGCTGCTTTAAGCGATACCAACGTTAAGGATGCCTATAAGATGATTGCTCACACCGATACCGCTAGAACTGCAATCGGTGAAGTTATCAAGATTTATAAGGACAGCGCCCTTCAAGATGTTTATCTTGGTCACGTGGATGATACGATTAATGCAACAACCGGTGAAATCACTTCGGGTACCGGTGACACGGCTCTATGTTTCGTCTATCTGTTGGCTGACGGCACCTATGATTTAACTGCGGTTAATGTTGAGGAGTTCCTTGAGGAGTCTGAGTTCAAGGATGGTTTACAAGTTGTTAACCATGAGGTATCTGTCAAGAAGGATGCTACGTCCGGAAAGGTTAAGACCGGTGACACGGCATCTGATGAGGTTGACGTATTAACCGTTTCAAGCGGTGGTGTCAAGGTTGCCAATATCCAAGAGGCCATTGACTATGCCCTCACAAAGGCCGTAGGTGAGATTACCTCTTCCAACGCTAGCATTAGCGCAACTACTGCTGCAACGGCTGATGGTACCATCCAATATGACCTTGTTACCGATGCCAACAAGATTAAGATGAGCGGCTTTACCGCCGACACAACCGGTCTGACCGCCATCACTGAGGCTAGCACCGTAACCGAGGCTGTTAAGGCTATCGAGACCGCAATGATTTCCAACGAGTTGGTAGTTAGTGCTGCCCTCAATGACCTCGACACGACCAAGATTGACGTAATCGAGGTTAACCACGTTGCAAGCAAGACAAGTGCTGCAACAGATGTTGTTGCTTCCGTTGAAATCGGTGGTTCTGACATTAAGTTAAGTGGCTATACCGTGCCTGCTTCACCTTCGGCAGTTACTTCTGCGGATACCGTTAACGAAGCAATTGGTAAGTTGGAGGCACAGATTGCAGTGGCAGGTCTTGAGCAAGTAGAATCCGGTAACGGTATCAGCGTTAGTACTGTTGTGAATAGAAGGCAGACCATCAGTGCTGTTGCTACTCCGGATGCTTCTACAGTAAGTGGTGTTGCAAATCCAATCAGCGTTACCACCAATGGTATTGAATTTGCCGGTGTTCTTGACTGCGGCACATATTAATTTGATGTTAGTTAATATGTAATCCATGATAAAGGGGTGTCTAACAGTTAAACACCCCTTTTTATTGGCAATAACATAGGAGTGGCCATTTTGCTTATGCTAATATTTATATTAGAAAAATACGCAAATGATATGAATAAGAAACTCAATTGTAGTAACTGCAAATGGAAGATAATAGCAACATTAACTATGAACAAGTTAGAATTGACGCAGCCATTAACGTCATGAATGCCATTCTGAGCAGTTCCATAATGGTCTTCTTCTTTGAGTTTATCTTTAAGAAGCAGATTTCCGATATTGCGGTAAATTATGCCGACAAATTGGTTGAGGAGTTAAAAAATAAGAAAACTAATAAAATAAAAAATTGAAAAAATATTATGGTTAATTTAAGCACAAATCCTATGAATAGGTACTATTTTGTTAAAGATAAGGTTATCTTCAAAATAGACAGCACAAACCAAGACGGTGACATATGTGGCAGTAAACATACTGAAGAACTCCCAAAGTTGGGGTTGAAGAAGCAAGACACATCTAGTGAAACCGATACACCAACATATTATTTGGACCAATTGATACAATGTGGTGACCTTTTTGAAGAGGGTGCCTTTAAGCATGTTAATCACGGTGATGATTCGGAAGAGGAAATATTGTTTGACGCATACTTCAAGAATGTATGTGAGGATGAGATTAAGATGAACGCGGTTAAGAAGAACCTCACTTTTACCGATGTCAAGAAGAATCCAAGCAAACTTGGTGTTCCCCTTTGGATGTTAACGGTAGACAGTGAACAAGTTGACCCCAAATATAAGGTTGATGATATACAAATTAACATCACTCAAGATTCATTTGATACATATAAAAGAGAAGGTTTGGTTGAGATTGCAACGGAACAAGCCAACAATTTCTTGAAGCAATACGGTTACAAGGTAAAGACCTTGGAGATTGAAGGGCTTGGTGAATAAAACAAATAATAAAGGTGACAAATAAAAATTTTGCCACCTTTTTTGTTTATTTTTTTAAAAAACATTTTATTTTTTATAAAAAATAATATGACAATAGAGAAACTTATACATATTGAAAGGGCATTATTGGAGATTGAATCAAGATACAAGTTTGTCCTACCGTTTAACGATGTCATAAGGCTCAAAACATTGTTGGATGAAATAGATGTCATCACAGACACTTTCATTTCCTTACAAGACGAATATGCGTTGAAATACGATGACGTTGACAAACTTAGGGAATACCATGATAGACTTATCAATGAGAACATTGACTATGATAGGTTCAACGCGGTATTGTTTATATCAAACGTCTATGCCACGATTGCGGATGATGATTTCAAGCAACTTGTAGATGAACTTGGCATATTGAAGTAAAATTTTGAATTTATGGCTGAAAAGAAAACATTGGAACACTTTTTAAATGAAATGAAGGAAATTCATAATGAATTGGATTTCAGTTTGGTGACGGAGTATGTAAGTAATAATACAAAAGTAAAGGCAATATGCCATTGTAAGGATTATTTAGGTAGAGAGCACGGGGAATTTGAAATAACCCCGGCAAACCTAATAATGGGTAAGGGATGCCCAAAATGCAAAGGCAAGGGGTTTACATCCGAAGATAGGAAAATGTTCTGTGAGAAGAAATATAATGGATTATATGATTACTCAAAGGCTGATTTCTCGACGGTTAAGAGGAAAACTACCGTAATCTGTAAGGAACACGGAGAATTTGAGATTAATTATGACCATCATTTCAATAACGGTGTCAAATGCCCATATTGTTCCTATCCTTCTAGGGATACGGAATCATTTAAGTTGGAAGCAATTAAGAAACATAATAATTTCTACAGTTATGACAAGGTAGATTATAAAGCATCCCTTAAAAAAGTGATTATAACGTGTCCGATTCATGGTGATTTTGAACAAACTCCAAATGCACACCTTAATGGTCAAGGCTGTCCCAAATGTGCTACTAGTACACTGATATTGGAGGAGACAATCAAAAGAGGTCTAGAAAGTGAAAGTATTAATTTTACACAAAACTTTAAACCATTGTGGCTGAAAAGAAAGGCTAGAGGCAATTTGTCCTTGGATTTCTACATAGAAGACTTAAAACTTGCAATTGAGTGTCAAGGCAAGCAACATTTTGGTCTAGGCGGTTGGTCTGAGCACTTCAATTTTGATGAACAGTTTGAGCGAGATAGGTGGAAAATGGAGCAATGTGGGGCAAATGGCATTGAGTTGGTCTATTTTGCAAGGCAAAAAGAGGCCCCGTCAGAATATTTTGGTAAAATTTTTACTGATTTTTGTGAATTAATGGAACATATCAGATATTTATATAATAAAAAGGCATCAGCCTAAATATTTAATGAATTAAAAAATAATTATAATAAAAAAGAGAAAATTATGGCAGATAATGCAAGAGGAATACACGTGAGTCCAGGTATATATACACGTGAAATTGATATGACATATGCTGTTCGTAGTTTAGGTATCACTACTCTTGGTGCAGTAGGTGAAACGCAGAAAGGACCGGCATTTCAGCCTATGGATATCTCAAATTGGCGTGAATTCCAAGAGACTTTCGGCGGTACTAGCACTGAAAAATTCAAGGGTAGCCAATATCCAAAATACGAATTGCCTTACATTGCTAAGTCATATCTCACAGAATCCGAACAACTCAAGGTTGTCCGTGTGCTTGGCTTGAGCGGCTATAACGCAGGACCCGCATGGCTTGTTACCGCTTCATTGAACGGAGAAAACAAGAGGGCGGTTGCAGTTATCCGTTCTAGAGGTACCTATCACCCTTATAATGCAAATTCGAGCGGCGATACCGCTTGTACTTGTGAACCTACGAAGTACGACACCTTAAAGTACGACGTAGGTGAGGTTTCGGGTCAGATGGTATCCGGCAAGTGTCAGAAGTTGGGTTATAACATGAGTGCTTTGGACATAGAGGAGTACATTCCACTCAATAGCGACGGCAACGAGTGCGAAGGGTACGGTATGTCCGGTGGCAATGGCAGTTGGGAAATCTCACAGACCAACAGAGGAAGATTCAAGATTGTCGGTATCACCGGCGAACACGCAAATCCGACATCGCCAACTAAGGATTCTTCGGATTATTTCGAATATCCGGTTTCATTGAACCCATACGACAAGGAATATATCTTGAACGTGTTGGGCACGAAGGCTTATGACGGTGACGCACCGGTATTTGTTGAGTCATTGTATGACGTTGCGCTTGAGCAAGCCATTGCAAACGGTGACGTTGACCGCATTGACAGTGGCTTGACACCATTCAACGCTTATTTTACGGCAGACTTCTGCCACCATGAGCCAATCTACGGCATTGTAGAGAAGCCTCAGAGTTCACTTAACAGAAAGTATGTAGGAAGAAGGTATCTTGCCTCAAAGACGGCAACCGCTGACGGCATAACTTGTGTGGCCTATGACTATTCAAGCAACACTCCGGAGACATACTATACACTTTGGAAGTCTCAAGATGAAGAAAGGAAATCAAAGGCTGTCAACCCACCAAGCCTAATGGCAGTTCAAACCGCAGAGTTTCAAAAGATTAACAGTGAGTCTGCCGTTGTGGACACGGTCAAGACAACCGCTGAAACCACTTGGAACGACTTGGGTGTTAAGGACGCACCAAATCCATCGGCAGAAACGGGCTATCACTTTAAACTCGTTGGCCGTTCAACCAAGTTTGTCGACGCAGCATTCAATGCCGTGCAAGAAAGCATGCTCGTTGGACAAATCTATACCGTAAGACAATATACCACACAAGACGGAAAGAGACACTACTACTATACTTATTACAGCAAGAAGAGTGTTGACGAGGCATTTCCTAGTAGTGCACAGACCAACGTGGAGACGGTGAACTACTACGGAAACTTGCTTAACGGCGGTGACAAGGGCAACACAGATGCCGGTTCGACGCTTGTCCTCAACAACGCAGACGGCTTGTATTACAGAATGAATTCCGCAAAGAATGACGTTACTTACGTAGAACTCGACATGAACGACTACAAGTCGGCATACCGCTACGCTTCAACTCCTTGGATTGTCTCCAACTTGAAGGGTGACTTCAATCACATTGAAATGACGAAGTTGTTCCGTTTCCACACCATTTCCGACGGTGATAACGCAAACAGCGAGGTTAAGGTTTCAATTGAGAACATCAGACCGGACGAGGGTGTCTTCGACGTTGTTGTAAGAAAGATTGATGACGTTGACGAATCGATTGTTCCACTTGAGAAGTTCGGAAGATGTAACATGATTCCGGGTGACTCAAACTACATTGCCTTCAAGATTGGCTCCTTCGACGGTGTTTATGAGAGCAAGTCCAAGTTCATTACCGTTGAGGTAAATGAGACAACTGCCGCTAGAACTTCAGTTCCTGCCGGTTTCTTGGGCTATCCTATTCCTTTGTACAGCGGTACGCCAATCAGCGGTGACCCACAGACCGGTGTCACATTCCCGACCATCATGTACAACAGATTCTTCGATGAGGACATTAAGAACCGTAAGCAGTACTTCGGACTCTCGTCTTGGGTAGGTGTTGACATTGACAACTTTATGTTCAAGGGCACAAAGGCTTACATCAACAATCCTCATTTCTTGAGCCACGGCTTCCACCTTGACTCTAGGCTTGACGAGTCCGCAAGGGCAGTTGACAGCAACGAGTTGACCGTAACGGTTGACGGTGAGAGTGGCTACACGTTCGACTCAGTTTCAACGAACGCAAGGACGCAAGTGCTCGACCAACCACCAATCATAGGCAAGGAGACCGAAATGTACGGTTCAATCTACGAGTACGTCAACCTTAGAAAGTTCACCGTGTTCTTCTATGGCGGCTTTGACGGTTGGGACGTATATAGGGACCAAAGAACCAATACCGACGAGTTTAAGATGTCTCAATACAGAGGCTTCATCAACCAAGGCAGCGGTGAGGGTTATTCCTTCAACAAGATAATGGACCCGGAGGCTTTGGCATTGAACCAAAACGGTATTACCTCCGACTGGTATGCTTATCTCAGCGGCATCAGACAATTTGCAAATCCGGAAGCAACCGACATTAACGTATTCTGTACCCCGGGTATCGACTACGTAAATCAGAAGTTGCTCGTCGAGGAGGCAATTGAAATGATTGAAGAGGAGAGAGCAGACAGTATCTACGTCATAACCACTCCGGACAAGCCAAGCGGTGCGGGTGACTACGTTGACGAAATGTACACCCCCGATGACGCAGTCTATAACTTGGAAGACACTGAGATTGACTCCAACTATTCTTGCACCTATTATCCTTGGGTCAAGTATTTCGACGTTGAGAACAATCAGTACATCTTCCTTCCTCCTACAAAGGATGCCGTAAGGAATTTCGCTCAGACGGACAACCAAGCATATCCTTGGTTCGCTCCGGCCGGTGTTGAACGCGGACAAGTTGATTGTGTTAGGGCAAAGTTCATCACAAAGTTGGCTGACGAGGATGTCCTCTATGACGGAAGAATCAACCCAATCAAGACCTTCGCACAAGACGGTCCCCGCATTTGGGGTCAGAAGAACCTCCAAATCAACGAGTCGCAACTCAACCGTATCGCAGTACGTAGGCTGTTGCTCAGAATGAGAAAATTAATTGCAATCGCTTGCATTGGTCTCATCTTCGAGCCAAACGACGCAACCGCAAGACAGTCCTTTATCTCGGCAGTTTCCCCAATATTGGAGAACATTAGAAGCAACCGTGGTATCTCCGACTATAGAATTGAGGTGAACGACACCGTTGAGTCAAGGGAGAGAAGAGAACTTCCGGCAAAGATATACTTCAAACCATATAATGCACTTGAATATATCAGCATTGATTTTATTTTGACTCCGGAAGGGATATCATTTGATGATATTTAAAAAAAAAAAACTAAAATCTAATATTTAAAATTCCCAAGATTTTTCTTGGGAATTTTTTTGGGAACAATATAGCAGTTGACTCTAAATATCAATAGTGTATAATTATACAAAAATGAGCAGCCAATTACGGTTGCTCATTTTGTGTTTGGTAGAATCTTTATTTTTCCCATGCATTTCATAAGGCTTGAGAACCATTGCGGTATTTGTATTCCGTAGTCATTCTTTATCTTCGCCTTGTCCAACACTGAATATCTAGGTCTTACGGCCTTTGTCTTGAATTCTTCGCTGTGAATCGGTATAATCTTGCACGTTGAGCCGGAAATGAACCTTATTGCACTCGCAAAGTCATACCAAGAGCAAACACCCTCGTTTGAATAGTGGTATATTCCACCATGTACACCCCTAGAGATAACGGTACAAATCGTAAACGCCAAGTCATTTGCCCACGTTGGACTCCCCACTTGGTCAAACACCACTGAAATCTCATCCTTTTCATTGAAGAGTCTTAACATGGTCTTCATAAAGTTCTTTCCGTACTTTGAATACAGCCACGAGGTTCTTATAATCATCACCTTTCCGTATGACTCCATCATTTTCTCCTCAACACACTCCTTTGACCTTCCGTATTCGGATAACGGCCTTGTCTCGTCAGTTTCCTTGTACGGTGTGTTTGACATTCCGTCGAACACGTAGTCCGAAGATATGTGAACAAGCCACGTGTCATTCTCCTTGCAAGCCTCAAGCAAGTTAAGGGCACCCTCAACGTTTACCTTGTGGCACATTTCAATTCCATCATCCTCACAAGCGTCAACGTTTGTGTACGCGGCACAGTTGACAACGCAGTGAAAATTACCGGATGAAACGTATTCGTAAACATCTTCAAGAGAAGTTATGTCAAGTTCCTCCCTAGAGGTGAACACAAACTCAAGATTCGTGAATTTATTGGAAACGTCCCTCATTTCCATGCCAAGTTGCCCGTTTGCACCGCAAACCAAAATTCTTTTTTTATCCATTGTTCAAATATTTTTTAAAAATTGAGTTAAATCTTCAAGATTGAAAAACATATTATTGTCATTATAAAGGCTTGATTCCAATGCATATTTCTTGAATTCAGCCGGAATATAGTAGATTAGTTGAATTGAGTTCTCCATACTGAGCCTATTCTTAACTGTGTCTCTGTGGATGGTTGAAGATACCATCTGTTCATCATAAATTCCACCGCTGAAGAAGTGTTGCTGACCTTGACATTCAATTGCAAGACTTAAACTTGGAATGAATACGTCATATTTCATCTTATAGTTTGTCAAATCATTCTTAAGCCAATCAAAACTGACTTGTCTATCAAATGAAATGTTCTTTTCTTTCAGAAATAAACATAATTTTTCCTCCAATTTGCTAGTTGAACATCTTGGGCATCCGCTTTTATTATATAAATGATTAAACGGCTTCACTTTAAAGTCACCGTGAATGGGACAAGTGATAATAACGTCGGTTTTATTGTTAATGTAATCTACTTTTGAATAATCGTACTTGTTTCCGTGTATTTTTTTAGCCTTTTCAATGAAAGTGTCTGAGTCGAGGGATAAAGTCTTGGCAACCTTGTTAAGGCCGCAAAGCGGACATCCGTTACCACTTAGATGATAACTAGCCTTTTGTTTGAACTCTCCGTGTTGCGGGCATATAATAACAAGAGGTTCGAACGGCGATTTATATTCACTCCTTGAATAGTCATACTTGTTCCCATGAACCGTTTTGGCCTTCTTGATGAAGTCATCAGTGGTCATTACAGTGTGTGTTTTTTCAATTCCACACCTAGGGCATCCCTTACCTTGCAAGTGTACGTTAGGTTTTTGTTCAAATTCCCCGTGCTTGGGACAAATTATCTTGACCAAAGTATTAGTGTTAACATATTCAACCATTGAATAGTCATATTTGTCCCCATGTACACCATTAGCCTTCTTGATGAACGTTTCAGTTGTATCGGAACAAAGCCTTTTACCCGCTTCCGTCTTGCATTTTGGACAACCTTGTCCGCGAAGGTGGGCATTTGGTCTTTGTTTGAACTCTCCGTGTTCCGGACATATAATATCTACAAGCGTTTGACTATTCACATATTCAACCTTGGAGTAGTCATACTTGTTTTTATGTTTTTCACTTGCTTTTGCGATAAATTCTTCTTTTGTCATCTTTTTTCCCATAAAAAAATGTTTATCTGCATAAAATATACAGATAAACATTTAAAAATGCAAGAAAAACTAAACAAATTTTGTAAAAAACAGACAAAAAAAGTTTAATAGCACAATATTGCATAGTCAAATCTGAGTGTGATTTGTATGGTGCTTAGGTCATCTTGGGAGTAATCTAAATCCCCAAAGTCCGCAGCGGTAACCATTGTATTCTTCAACACCCACTTGCTGACAACTACACCGGTTGGGTCAAGCATTTCGAGTTCAACGTCTCGCTTGTAACCGGCTGCATAACCTTGTCGGCCACTTACCGACTCAGAGTGAAGACGAACCCACTCCATGACGGCTTGTGAAGCGGAAGGACCGATGGGGTCTCTAAGCGTCACTTGTATCTCATCCCAAGTATAACGGCCAACAACGTAAGTTTCAGTATTTAAGAACTGTATTGGCTTTGCATCTTGCTTAATAGTTGGACGGTGAGCACCTTGGCACCACCATTCTTGAATTCCTAAATCAGCAGGAAATCTTAAAAGCCATCTATTCTTTCTCAACGGCTCATAATTGAGCGGCATTTTCAATAGTAAGTCTGACATAGTAATTTTATTTTTTTAATCTAGATTATTATTTTAAAATAAATATACAATATCACATTTTTTTAAAAAAATATTTGTTTTTTAAAAAAATTTTATATATATTTGTGTTAAGATGAAAATAAAATTACTATGTGAAAATGCCGTGATACTATGAGCCGTGAAGAAATACTTAAAAGAGTCAAAACTAATGGTCAAGATAAATATGACTTATCTTTTATTGAAGATTCTAATGTAAATGAGAAAATTAAAGTTATATGTCGGGTTCACGGTGAATTTTATCCTAGATTGGACCACTTCTTGAATGGTAGCGGATGTCCTTATTGTAGCGGAAAAATCCGTGGAACATTTGAAAAGTTTAAAGAAAGGGCCATGTTGCTTCATAATGGTAAATATGAATATTTGGACACTAACTATATCAACGCACATACTAAAATAAGGATAAAGTGCCCCATTCATGGTGAATTTTGGCAAACCCCAACAAATCATTTGAATGGAAATGGGTGTCCAAAATGTAAGGCAGAGGAAATATCAAAGAAATTATCATCATCTTTGGATACTTTTATAAATAAGGCGAAATTAGTACATGGGGATAAGTATGATTACTCAAAAGTGGAGTATGTGAATAACCATACAAAAGTTTGCATAGTATGCCCTATTCATGGTGAATTTTGGCAAACCCCAATGTGTCATTTAAGTGGTAAGGGTTGTAAGTTTTGTAATGAGAGCCATTTGGAAAAGGAAATTCGGAACCTACTTTCTGAAAACAATATTTGCTATGAATATCAATGGCATTTACCTTGGTCAAAATATTATAGTTTGGATTTTTATCTTCCAAAATACAACGTAGGAATCGAATGTCAAGGCGGTCAACATTTTGAACCGGTTGAACATTTTGGCGGTGAAAGGGAGTTTGAAATTGTAAAGGAGAGGGATGAAAGGAAAAGGGTTCTTTGTTCTGAAAACGGCGTGAGGTTGCTGTATTATTCAAACATTGAGGGCAAAGGTTGTATAACCGACAAGTCCGTACTTATGGAAAACATTAAAAAAGGAGAACCGCGTTAAACACGGTTCCCCCTTTCAACTAAAATTAACTAAAAACAACTTAAATGTTTCTCTTCTTGTTTCGTTCTATGCTTTCACCATAAGGGTAACGCATGGCATGATATCGCGCAAGGTTTCCTGCCGCCTTTTCCCTAGGTGTGTAAACAGCCTTGTCCCTTGTGTCTCTGAAATTCTTGTAGAATTCTCTTTTTCTCTCTTGGTTTGCCAAGTGTGGGATGAATTTTGCCGTTCCTTTGGTGTATTCCGGTTCTTCATAATCATCCTCATCTTCATAGTCATCATCCTCATCATCTTCTTCATAATCGTCATCCTCATCATCATCTTCGCCGTAGTTTCCGTCTATATAGTCACTGACGGTACAAGCGGTGACCACGTTATAGTCTTGCGGTGACCTAAATATTATGGTATAACCATATAATTCATCAACCGTTGCAACATTTGCATTCTCCAAGTCATTTAAAATATCTTCAAATTCTTCCGGTGACGGCTGTTGGTTTTCATAGAAACCAATCATTTCTAGGTGCGGCCAAACACGTCCCATGAAACGACCTTCCGCAAAAAACGAATCAAAATTAGTGCCTACATCCCCAAGGGCGTAATTTATACTTTCTTTGGTATCAAAATCCGTATCTTCAATGGTTGTTTGAAGACAACGGTCAGTTAATGTCTGATTATCAATTAAACCATTCCCGTCCAAGGCATTTTCAACAACTTCTCGTGCAATATTTCTTGGTATGGAGTTACAATTATCATCAACCCACTCATCTATGTCAATGGAATCTGTGCCGTCCTCTGAAACATATAAACCTTGGTCCTCGTCGTAAGTATGACCATACGTCTTGAAGTCTTCTAGCAAGTTTTCCACCTCTTCAATGAAATAGTACGAATTTTCTTTGTAAATATCATAGAGGCAACTTTCGACATATTCTTTTACACATTGTCCAAAAGGACTTAAATGAGTAGAGTATGCTTCTCCTATTGAAAATACCGGAGAACCGTTATACTCTATTGGCCAATACCCAAACGGGTATCCGAAATCACAATCCCAAACTGCCTCGTATTCCTCTCCGGTTTTTTCGTTGCGGTAGTACGGATGGTCCGTTCCGGCTTGGTATTCATTATTACCTTCCAACAGTATTTTCTGAGATTCAAGCAAGTGTATTTTTTTCATAATAACTTCCTTTTTCTTAATAAATAGACATTTGTGTTTAATTTTGAAAAATAAAAGGTATTTTTTATAAAACATGAAATAAGTATGTCATACGGTAGGGAACAAGTGATTGAAATGTGCAGACAAGTACATGGAAATAAGTACGACTATTCAATAACAAACGATTGCAGAAATAAATTGGACAAAATTAAGTATGTTTGTCCGATTCACGGTGTTGTCGAACAAATTTTCAATAATCACTTGCAAGGTAAAGGATGTCCAAAGTGTGCAACTGAAAGCATGAGAGAGAAAAAGACACCAACAAAAGAAGAATTTCTAAGTAAGGCTGAAAAGGTTCATAATTTAAGTGAATATGATTGGAGTGAATTTAATCTGCTAAATAGGGACAGTAAGGGAAGAGTTCAATTTTGTTGTAGAAAACATGGAAAATATTTTGATTGGCCTTCAAATTTCTTAAAAGGTCACGGTTGCCACATTTGTTACGGAAAACGAAAGAATGATGAAGAAGTCAAGGAAGAATTGCTGAGATTACATCCTAAATTGGATTTTTCAGAGGCAAATTACTCCGAGAAGGATTCTCTAGGCAGATTGAAGGTTTTGTGCCCAAAACACGGGGAACAAAAGATAACATATTGGAACCTAAGAAACGGGCAAGGATGTTATTGGTGCGGCAGGGAGGCAACTGCCATTAAAAACACAATGACAAATGAAGAATTTATCAATAAGGCAACCAAGATATTTGGTGAGGATTATACTTATGAACGTCTTGATATGTTTAATAGGGATGAAAATGGTAAGGTTACAATAACTTGTCCCATTCATGGCGATTTTAAGGTTCTCCCGGGTAATTTTTTGAACGGTGTCGGTTGCCCCGTGTGTTCTGAAAGTAGTCTTGAAGGTGAAATTAGAAGATTTTTGAAAGAAAATGCTGTTATTTTTGAAAGACAGAAGAGATTTGATTGGTTGGGAAGGCAAAGTTTGGATTTTTATTTGCCGGAATATAACGTAGCAATTGAGTGTCAAGGTGGGCAGCATTTCAAGTCGGTCGGAAAGTTTGGTGGCGATAAAACTTTTAAGAGAGTTGTTGAACTAGACGAGAGGAAAAGGGTTCTTTGCGGGGAAAACGGCGTTAGGTTGCTGTATTATTCAAACGAGGCAATGGATTTTCCGTATGAGGTGTGTACGGACAAGGAAGAATTGCTGAAAGAAATAAGGGGAGAATAAATTCTCCCCGTACTTTTTACTTGCTACCGGTGTTGGTTAATAACTTATCACTGTCCAAGAAGACATTCTTGAAATACTTGTAAATTTCAGATGTTGGATGGTTTGCGTATTTTCTTAAGCCCTCAATGGCAGTTTCTCGTATCTTGCCAACTATTGGTTCGTGTTTGATTATTTCTTGCGCGTGTGCGGCAACTTCTGCATCAGAATCATCATGTTCCATTGAATCTTGATGATGCATTTCCATGCCCATTTCATCCTCTATGGGCCTATCTTCATCCCCGAAGATATAATCCTCGCTGAGTTGACCCTTAATGGTCTTCAACTCTTCTAGCATGTTCTTAAAATTCTTAACTTTCTTCATATAATAAAACGTTTTACTATGTATAAATATTATTGATTTTCTTTTTGTTTCTCAAAATATGCGCTAACCAATTTTTTCTATAAATATCTTTGAATTTTGGTTTGGCCAATGATATTTATAAAGAAAATAACTTAATTAAAATCTTTAAAAAACAAATAATTTATGAAGTACGTTAAAGAATTTGCAACTGCTGCCGATTATACAGCATATGTTGCCACAGACTACCCAAAGCCAAACGTAAGTTACGTCGTGGCCGATGGTGCTATGCACTACAATTCAATTTTACCCCCCCCCCATTCTTCTGTAAACTAACACTTGAGAATGGTTCCGTTGTCGAAATTGAAGGCAGTGGGGAACTTACAAGAGCAATGATAAGCGGTTACAGTGCAACTTGTGTCAGTGCTGAAATCGGTGAACTTTGCACAAGTATTGGTCAAAGTGCTTTTATGGATTGTTTTGCTATGACAACTTGTACCATTGGCAGTGGTGTTACAAGCATTGGTAATTCGGCTTTCGCCGGTTGTTCTAGTTTATCAAGCATAACAATACCAAATGGTGTTACAAGCATTGGTGCTAGTGCTTTCAATAGTTGCACTAGTTTAACAGCAATAACCTCGCTTGCCACAACAGCACCAACAATAACTAATTCTACTTTCAGAAATGTTAAGAGAGAAGGTACTCTCTATGTTCCAACTAGTAGTAGCGGCTATGATGTTTGGATGGGAAGTCGTGATTATTACTTAGGTAAGTATAATTGGACAAAGGTCGAACAATAACAATAATAAAAAAGGTGACTCAAATGAGTCACCTTTCTTCTTTTTTACTGTACTTACCAATACTACCACTACGTGAAACTGCATGAATAGGAATGGACAACCATAAAGTATGTAATTGCCCTAAAATCCTATTTTTCCTTTCTTTGTTTCGGCACCGTTGTCTTCGACATTATAAATGTCTGCCAATGACATTGGTTCTGTTGCGCTAGGAAGGAGTGCCTTTGTCTTTTCCAATGACAGTTTCTTAAACTCATATATCATAGATAATCTTCCCTTTCTGAGGACTGCGCTGTCAATTTTGTTCTTTGGACAGTTAAATGTGCAAATGAACTTGATTCCGAATGTTTCTCCTATCATTCCGTCCGTTAGGTTCAACATGGAGTTTAGGAAGCGGTTACCTTCGTTTCTGTCCGTGAAGAGTTTTTCACAATCTTCCATGATAAACACTGCATGCTTGTTCTCTGACAAGAATTCAAATACCTTTGAATCGCTGAATGTTGAGAGTATGTTGAAATCGAAATAGATAAACTCAACATCCGGCACGTCATGGATTATTTTCTTGATAATGGATGTTTTTCCGGTGCCGGGTTCACCGTGGAGCAAGATAAGTTCCTCCGTATTTGATTTTACCAATGAAACCAACTTGTCATAGTTCAAGTCATCGTTATAGTTTGACTTGATGTCGCAGTCAAATTCCTTTATATCGAGTCTTGTGGTTCTTAGGCCGTAACTTGAGTTTGTGCAGACTGATAGGTTGTTCTGTCTTCGACTGCCGTTCGGAGTCTCAACCAAGTTGGATATGATGAATTTCTCTATTTCCCCTATGTTGGACGGGTCATCCACGTAAACGCTGATTCCTATAATCTTTCGTATTGCCACACCTTCGTAGTGGGCAGTTCTGAATGCTATTAGCCCGTAGTCCGTGAACACGAACCCCGATTTATTGAAGACAATGAAATGCCCCATTGACTTTAGGGTGTCTAGGAATGAGTACTCTATTGTGATATTGGACAGACCGTCCAAGTTCATGTTATTGTATTTTTCATTATATTCTATCAGATGACCCATGAAGACCACACTTTTAAGTGTCTTTGAATATTTTGCGTAAAATTCAAACGGTAATGTCTTGTTGTACACATTCACGACCATTGAGTCGTTTGTCGTGAATCCGTCCTCCATTTCACTTGTGTTTGCACCTCCCTTGAACGATTTCACGTATTCAATGAAATTGTTGTAATATTGATTGTAGTTTTTAAACATATGTTTTGGATGTGTAAAATTGATTAATATTGTGC